GGCATTAAAACCTACACCTGTAGGATATTGGCCATTAGGAGATAACTCAGCAAGTGATCCTTTAGCACAACCAAATGTAGCAGTGGATGATGCAAGTGTTTTTGAATTTGATGGAGTGGGTGATTATGTAAGTTTTTCAAGTATAACTCTTTCAGCAGAATTTACTATCTCAGCTTGGATAAAACCCACAAATTTAGGTAGTAACACAAGTCATATAATTAGTACAGGCACAAGTAATTCAAATAGAATAGGAATATATACTGCTGACACACTACAAATTAAATTAGGAGGTAGTAATGTTTATTTAAGTGAAAGTGGCGGAAATGATTTTGTACAAGATGTATGGCAACACGTTTTAATAGTTAGAGATAACAGTAACAATATAACAGCCTTTAGAAATGGGGCATCTTTTGGAACTTCTGCATCTAACTCAAACACAGGAACTTTAGATAGCATTTTTAGATTTAACAATACAATATATAGTAGTGGTAATTTGGATGAGGTAGCAATTTGGCAAAGTGATAAATCAAGTGACGTAGCTACTATCTATAATTCAGGAGTACCAGGTGATCTTAGCTCTCTCAATCCAACTGCTTGGTACAAACTAGATCAATCAGCAAATTGGGAGGCAGATACAGTAGGTAACTGGCAAATACCAGATGCAGTGTCAGCATATCCACAGAGTTTTGATATACCTGGTGCTACTAATGTATTTGTTGATGGTGGCAACAACTTCTTTACTCCTTATATAACATCTCCTAATAGATGGCCTATAGGTACTATTTCTTTTTGGCTTAATACTTCTGAAACTGGGTATAACGGTTTGTTTAAATTCTCTAATGGTTGGCAATTAAGATTTGATAACCAAGCTGCTCAAAGATTTTTTTGGATTACAGGTTCTGGTGTTAATTATATAGCATGGAGTGGTGTTACTATTGCTGATTCAAAGTGGCATCATATAGCTTTAGTTATGCCAAGTGGTTCAGATAAAACTCAAGCTAAATTGTATATAAATAATCAAGAAATCAGTGTAGCTATAACTGCTGGTACTAATGATGGAACTGGCGTAAATATGGAAGGTCTTGAGTTAGGCACTGATGGTGTTTTTGCTGGTAGTGGAAATAAGTTTAGTAACTTTACATTCCACAACATTGCTTTTGATGATGCCCAAATAGAAGCTCTTTATAATAATGGTACTCCACTAACAACACAAATAGAAACTGCTAATCTAAAAGCATGGTGGAAAATGAATGCTGATACCAGTGTTTGGAATTTAGTATTAAATCAATGGGAAATAATAGACTATGCTAACTAACGCTTTTTTTAAAACAAGAACTGACGGTAAAGAACTATCAAACTCAAGTATGGTAGGTCGAAGTTCAGAAACAGAATTTACAGTATCTTTATGGGGATTTCCAAGTGGATTAAACCAAACCTATGGACAAGGTATATATACTATAAACGGTTCTTTTTATAATACTAATGATCCAGGTGGTATATTTAGGATTTATATACTTCCAGGTGGAGGTGTGAAGGTTCAAACTGGAGCTGGTGGCGTTGGTGGTCAATTAATATTAGGTGATGCTGATTCACCTATACAAATGAATAAGTGGTTTCATTTAATGCTTGTTTTAGAAAATAATACTTTAAATATTTTTGTAAATGGACAAGATAAAACTTCACTTGCAACTGTAACAGGAACAATATCAACTATGCCAAGTTTATTAACTGGCGCTTATAAAAACTATATGTTAGGTTATTATAATAACGTGGCATATTCGTGGCAAGGTTCAATGGTTCATTTAGCAACTTGGGATTCAGATAAGTCAAGTGATATTTCTACTATATATAACAATGGAAAGCCAGGTGATTTAACTTCTTTATCACCTAAAAACTGGTGGAAATTAATAGATGGTTCATTAGTAGATTCAGGCAGTGAAGCTGATAATGCTGTTGCTGTTGGTACTTTACCTACTGTAGTAGCTACAAATGTTAATAGTAAATCAAACCCTGGTACTAGCTCAGGTATGACAGAGCAAAACCTTGTTAACAATAATGTGTCTACACTAAACGGAGAAAGTTCAGGTATGACTTCAGGTAACTTAGTATTAAGTGACTTATCAAGGAATTTACCTTATGAGAATTATAGTTTACAATTTGACGGAACTGCGGATTATATAGATTGTGGTAACATAAGCGGTTTAAATGGAGGTCTTACAGAGGCTACTTGGTCGGGATGGTTTAATAGAGCAAGTTCAGGAACTTTTTATATAATGGGTACTTATGGAACAGGGCAAATACAATTTTTTGTTTTGCAGGGTAACAATTATATAACTGCTTATGCAGGTAATTCAGCAGGAGCACAAAGAACAATGGCAAAAGCAAATGTAACTGCTTGGACTACAAATCAATGGTATCATTTTGCATTTGTTTATGATGAGTCAGAAAGTAGTAATGCTGATAAAATGAAAATTTATATTGATGGGGTTTTACAAGTCAATGCTGTTGCTGGTAATTCATTAACAAGTTTAAATTCATCTACTGCTAGTTTTAATATTGGTAGATTAACAGGTACAACAACAAACGAATTTAATGGTAAAATTTCAAACGTAGCCATTTGGAATAATGGGCTATCATCAACGGAAGTACAAAATTTATATACTAATGGAATGCCACAAGATTTAACTACCTTTACACCTCAACCAATAAGCTGGTGGACTTTAGGTAAAGAAAGTTTTTGGGACGGAGCTGATTGGGTAATTAGAGACATGATAGGAACTAATGACGGTCTTTCTGATAATATGGGAGGAAGTGAATTAAAAGGAGACGCTCCAAGAAGTCAAGCTAACGGAGTAGGGACAAACATAGCTGTACCTACAGACTTAAAAGGACAAGCAGGTTGGAGCGATAAAAACGGATATAGTATAAACATGAGTTCAACAGCAAGAACAACAGACACACCTTAATTTAAAACAATGGCAACATATATAGTAATAGACATAGACACACAAACCGCATCTGTAGACTTTAGTCAAGTTAATACATCAAGTGCTCAAACTATGAGAAGAAACTTGGCTAACACTGAGGCGATGATTAGTTATGATGTAGAACCTTCATTTATTACAAATGGTAGATTAGTTCCAATACAAACATTAAATCACGAAGAGGCGTTAGCTCTACTTGCAACACCAGCTTGGTCAGAGCCAATACCAGAAGAATAATTAAAAATTAAAATAATGGGCGATTTAACAAAAAATTTTAGCAAATCAGAATTTGATTGCAACAGTGGGTGCGACATGCCAGAGGATGTGTTTGACAACGTAGAGGTACACGCACAAAATTTACAGACAATTAGAGACTTCTTAAATGAATCTATAAAGATAAACTCAGGGTACAGATGCCCTAGCTACAATTCAAAGGTTGGGGGAGTATCCCAATCACAGCATCTTACTGGAAACGCAAGTGACCTGGTTGCACATAATTACACTCCTAGTCAGTTAGCAGATGTTATTGAGGGTTTAATTAGGATAGGAGCTATTGAAGAAGGAGGTCTTGGAAGATACAACACATTTACCCACTATGACCGTAGAGGTACTAAGGCTAGGTGGGATAATACAACAAAATAAAAAAAAGAAAAATGAGTAGTAAAACAAAAAACATAATAACTAATATTATAGGAATAATATTATTAATAGTTAATGTAGTTATGTACTATAGAGATGATGAAACTTTAGCAAGTTTTGTTACAATTTTAGTAGTTAGTTTAGCATTATTTTTATTTAAAGGATCAGAAACAAAAGAATGGTTAAAAAAAGCTTTATCAAAAGTTTCTTCTTAATTATACTATTAGTCAGCTGTTCTCCACAAAAAAGACTTAACAAGTTAATAAAAAAACATCCTACCTTAGTACAGCTAGATACAATTGTAATTAGAGATACTATAGTCATAGAAGACTATTCTCATGATACTACTACTATTTTTCAGTTTCATGATAGTACTACTGTAGTTAATAATGAAAAAGTTATATTAAAATATTTTTATGACACACTTACCAGAGAAATACACCACGAATATATATGCCTCGGGGATACGATTATACAGGAGAAAATTGTACAAGTTGAGAAAGTCATTTACAAAGAGCTTAGCTGGTGGGAAAAATATGAAACATTAATATATATTATATTAGCATTATTCGTGGGTTTAATCATTTATAAAAATTTTACAAAATGAGCGGAGATTCAAATAAAAACTACAATAATAGATATAAAGAAAAAGCTCCAGGAAATCCAAAATTTCGTCTTAAGCCTGATGAAGCAGAAATTGTTTTAGAATATCGAAGAATTAGAGATGAAGCTGTAGCTGCAGGAATAAACCCTAATAGTATAAAACATGGTTGGATAAAGTCAAAAAAAGCATCTTTATTTTTTAAAAATCCTCATTATCAAAAAGAAGAGTATGATAAGTTTAAAGAAGAGCTTATTAAAGAATTAGCAGAATATAGTCCTGTTTTTTCTAAGATTAAAAGAAAGCAATCTTCTGATCCACATTTATTAATACTAGACCCTGCTGATGTACACATAGGGAAGCTTTGCACAAGTTTAGTATCAGGAAAAGAGTATAACAGCCAAATAGCAGTACAAAGGACCTTAGAAGGCGTATCAGGAATATTAAATAAAACTGCAGGTTTTAACTTTGATAGGATAGTACTAATACTAGGAAACGATATTTTACATGTCGATGGTCCTAACAACACTACCACTCGAGGCACTCGTCAAGATGTAGACGGTATGTGGTACGATAACTTCTTACTAGCTAAAAAGTTATATGTAGATATTATAGACTATCTAGTTAATATAGCAGATGTTTATATAATGTATAATCCTAGTAACCATGATTACATGAGCTCTTTTTTCTTGGCCGATATTATTAAGGTATACTTTAAAAACCACAAGAATGTTAAAATAGATTCTTCTTTACAATACCGTAAATATTTTACCTATGGAGCAAATCTTATCGGCAGTTGTCACGGAGATGGAACTAAAATGGATACTTTACCGTATTTAATGGCAGACGAGGCTAAAGATTGGTCTAGTTGTAAATATAGATATATGTTCACACATCATGTACATCATAAAATAGCTAAAGATTATCCAGGACTTTCTATTGAGTCTCTTCGTAGCCCTTCGGGAAGCGATGTTTGGCATCACAAGATGGGATACACTTCTAGTAACAATGCTGCCATCGAGGGATATGTGCATCATCCTAAATTTGGACAAGTCGCTAGAATAACGAATTTATTTTAAAAAAACTAATAAAGATTAATTATATTTGCATTATGCTACCACTTATAGATTTACAGAGCCAATTAGATGAAGCGTTAAATACTAACTCTTCAGATTCTGTATTCGATGATTTATACTATACAGACCTCATCAATGAGCAGAGAGCACTATGGTTAAGAAACGAGTACAACAAGTCTAGAACCATAGACCCTAATATACAACAAGAAATAGGATGTTTAGAAATGGAACTAGTAGACCCACACGTATGTTGTGATTTATCTATTCCTTTAAACTGTAAGATTCTTAGAAGCAAGAAGCAAATACCTAATACTATAGAGTTCTATTTTAGAAAAGGCATTACTTCAATAGGTCCTATAGATATTACTAAGAAGAGGTTTACTATGATAGACTACAATAGAGTTCCTTATGCAGGTAATGGTAGAACTACTAGAAATGCTGTATATGCTTTTCTTTATGATAATTACGTATATGTGATTAGTAAAGATCCTTCAATGAAGATTGTTAAATATATTAATGTAAGAGGCCTTTTCGAAGACCCTTCAAAACTAGGAGAATTTACAGATTGTTCAGGAAAAGCATGCTGGAGTCCATATACTATATATCCTCTTAATCAGTGGATGTGGGCATATATTAAACCTCAGATTGTACAACAATTAATACAGAAACAGCAGATTCCTCAGGATAATGAGAATGATGCTAAAGACAATAAAACAGATTTAGGTGGACAAGCAAGAAAACAATAACTATTTAAAAAGAGGCAGTGGCAAAACTAACGGAAACGTTATTAAAAGACACTTTTATTCTTTTTATAATAAACATGCTAAGCTTAACAAGCTTTCTAGAAAAGCATATGATGCTTTTTTAAAAGATTTACTTGTTGCTTTTAGTGAAGCTATTGTAAAAGAAAACCTACAATTAAAACTAGGATGTTTAGGATATCTTAGAGTACAGGCTAAAAAACTTAACTTCTTTAATAAAGAAGGAAAATTACAAAAATCATTAAAAGTAAACTGGGATGCTACTTGGAAAAAGTGGGAAGCTCAGTATAAAGACTTAACAAGAGATGAAATAGTTGCATTAAAAAATAAAAAAGTTGTTTATTTTATGAATGAACATACTAATCAAGAATTTTATAAACACCATTGGGACACGACTACGTCTACAGTAAAGTACCACAGGTTCTATACTTTTACTCCGTCAAGACAATATTCTAGACTAATTAAAGAAGTAGTTACTGACCCGCAAAGAAAAACATATTATTATGGATGAATTTACAGAAGAAACAGATGACAAAGGAGCAGTAACCTGGACTAAAAAAATAGAGTTAGAAGATGGAGGCTATATTTGTACTAAAGTAGAAAAAGTATCTAATGGCTATATTAAATGTATAGACAAGTCTATGAAAGACGGAGATAGTTGGAAATACGAAAGTACTAAATCTATTCATGAGGATAATCCTATGGAAGAAAAGTCTATCGTAGAAAAACTAGCAGCTTATTTAAAAGGATAACAAATGTACTCAGGAAATACAGTATCATATCTTACTATAGTAGACAAGGTCTTTAGAGACTTTGGCTTCAAGTATGATATTAATGACGAAGAAGTTCTAGAATGGTTAGCAGAGTTTATGGCTCATACTAACTCTGGAATTACTATGGAAGATAAAATATCATATTTAGAAGTTTGTGATGGTAGAGCAAACTTGCCTATTGACCTTCACAAAATTAAACAAACTGTTGAAGTTTCTGGAGCAGCTAGTATAGAGGATGCTGAATGCGGAAAAGGACGTATGTTACCGATGAGATGGTCTACTGATAATTTTCATATGAGATACCATAAAGATTCTAGAGATTATACTACAGAATCTGCTAACACATATACTGTTGGCCAAGGATTTATATTTCCTTCTTTCAGTAAAGGAATGATAGCAATATCTTATGAAGCAATACCAACAGATGATTGTGGATATCCTACTATTCCTGCAGAACAACAATGGTTAGAGGCAGCTGCCCATTACATAGCATATAAGATAGCAAAGAAGCTTTGGCTTCGTGACGAAATACGAGGAGATAAGTATCAAATTATAGAGAGAGACAAAGAGTGGTATTTTGCCCAAGCAGTTAATTTCTCTAAACAATGGAACGGTGTAGATGATGCTGAGTCCTTTAAAAATCAACATGTTAGAACTATTCCTAGTATACAAGACCACGCTTCGTTTTTTGCTAATATGCAGCTACCTGAACAGCGTTATTTTAGACCTAAAGCAGGAGCACCTCTTAATGATACTCCTAATAGTACAGGAGTGCAGAGTTTAAGTAATAGAGCTTCAAATAATCCTAATGTGCTTCCTGTATTAGTTACAGGAGTAGCTACACTGATAACAACAACAAGTGCTTCAGTAACTAGTCAACTTACTTCTTATGGTTCAGCTGCTATTACTAATCATGGAAATTGTTGGTCTACGCTTCCGAATCCTACTACATCTAATTCTGTATCAGCTTTAGGAGCTATTAGTGCTCCAGGTTCGTACACTACTAACCTAACAGGATTAACAACAGGAACAACTTATTATGTTAGAACATTTGCTACTACAGCAACAGGAACTAGTTACGGTAATCAAACAACATTTACAACTCTTTAATGCCTACACAACAACATATTAATACATATGGTGGATTAAATCAAGACACTGCTTTTGATAGTATACAACCTAATATGTATATAGATGCTTTAGATGTAAGAATAAGCACTTCTGATGGAGAATCTAATGGAGCTATTACTAACATTGAAGGAAACTCTGAATCTTTTTCTATAGACCAGACAGGAGCTTCAGGAACTAAAGAAATAATAGGCCATTGTGTTTTAAGAAATTACATTATACTTTTTTGTGCAGATGATACCGGTACAAATGGTTGGATATATTATATATCATATGATGAAAAAAGTAGAGAAATAAATACTCCAATAGTAGTTCCTAATGTTGCAGGAGATCCAGTATTAGTTTATTTCAATGCGGGGCTTAACTTTAAAAAAGCAAATCCTATAGAAGCAGTAGGACGTTTTGAAAATAATGCTACTCAAAGAATTTATTGGACAGACTATACAGAGTTTATGAGGTCTTTAGACATAGCAAGTGTTATTAATGCAGGAAGTGCTGCTACGCCTATAACTACTCCTTTAGGAAGTATAGATATATTTCCTGACGTAGATTATACTCAACCACTTACCACTAACATAACTTCGGGAGGCCAATTACTAACAGGTTCCTATCAATTTGCTTATAGACTAATTACAGAGGACGGAAAACAAACTTTAATATCTCCTCCTGGAAATTTAAATCATTTAGTTTTAGACCCTGATACTACAGCAGTTACTCCTTTATATATGGGAGACCCTCAAAGTACTAACACTTTTAAAAGTATAGAAATAACAATAGCTACTAGTGCTTATAATACTATTTTTAAAAAAATAGAACTTATTGCTTTATTCTATGAAACTCTTTCAGGTACTCCAGAAATTACTTCAGTAGAAACAATTAATTTAGATAGTAGTGGAACTACTAAATTTATTTATACTGGAGCAGAAAACACTATTACTACAATTACTACTACAGAATTTGCTATTAAAGTATATCCTTTCAAAACAGTAAAGACAATGGTTCCTAAAGATAATTCTTTAGTAGTAGCTAATATTAAATCAAGTAGCTTTGATGTAAAAGATTTATTAGGACCAGGAGAAACATTAGATCTTAAAACTTATAGATATAATAATGCATTAACTCCTATAATACCTCCAGGGCCTCCTGGAAGTGAAAATGTTGAATTTAATTTACAATATAATTTAGACAGACATTGGGAAGGAATATGGCACGAAAGTGAGCAGTATAAATATCAATCTAATGGTACTACTTTAGGAGGACAAGCTGATGGAGGTACTCCAAATCTAAAATATAAGTTTACAATTAATCGTCAAATTATTGATGACTATAATGGAGAAGAACTTGTAAAAGAAGCTGGATATGCTAGTTTAAATAACGGTAATCCTGAAACTATTAATTTAAATGATGGTTATAGTCATATTAATAAAAGTTTTACTTCACACGCATCTCCATATAAAAGCGGGTTAGTAAGAGGATACAAACGAGGAGAAACATATCGTTTTGGTATAGTATTTTATAATAAAAAAGGAGAAGCTTCTTTTGTAGAATATATAGGAGATATTAAATTTCCTGATATATCTGATGTAGATGACAGTACTACTGTTGTAGCTAATCAAGAAGGAGGAGCTGTTAATTTAGATTATTTTCCAGTAGCAGTAGATGGAGATACTTCAGATACTAGCACTTTATTTCATAATACTTATGGATGTGATTTAGGAATAGAAATGACTTTAGATTTTACTTCTTGTCCTATTTTATTATCTCAAATAGAGTCTTATCAAATAGTAAGAGTTCCTAGAACTAATAACGATAAACGTAGAGTACAATCTGGTATAGTAAAAAGTTTTACTGATTTTCCTATAGATGCACCAGTTGCCACTGACGGTTATGATTTTCAAGTATCTGGAAATAATAATGTACTTCATATGTCAATAACTAGTAATGGAGTTGAAAATTGTGGTTGGGATACTTTGAATAATATTTATAATGAAAATAGACAAGCCGTTACTCCAGGAACAGCTGGTGATTATGCTGTAATGGGAAATTTTTTACAATTTTATTCTCCAGAAATTTCTTATGATTTTAATAAGTCTACAGCTTCAGGAGATTTAGGATTATTAATTACAGGAGTATATGATAACTTTCCTATAGGAGGGGGAACTAATAGTTATGAAACAAGAGTTTCTATAACCAGTACTCCTTTAGGGGATGAATTAGGAGAAGAAATTACAAAATCTTTTTTTAAACCTAAACAAACTTCTCCTATTGCTAAAACTTCTTTAGGAGTATATAATGGAGGAGCAGGTCCTACTAATTATCCAGTATCTTATAGAGGAATAGAATATTTTAAATTTGTAGATAGTCAAGTATTTACTACAGCAGAACGAATTGATGCAGGCATTACTACTGGTCAAGAAGCAATAGCTTTAAAAACATATGGACCTTTAGTAGATACTACAAATTCTCCTAATGTTAAATATTTAAGAAATGTAGTAGTAAATTTAGACGCTCCTCTTCCTTTTATTATTACTCCTCCAGCCATCTATCCACCTGCTGCACCTGGAACTCGTTTAAATAATCCTGGAAATGTAAATGGAACTCGTTTAAGTAGAGGAACTTCAGGATTAATAACAGCTATAACCAATATTAAAAATGATCCTTATACAGGAGCAGCTCCTAGTAAATACAGCACAACAACTACTTTTGATGTAAAAGGTTCTACAGCTATAGTTCCTAATAGAATTGGTTATGTATATCCTCAAACTCCAGATCCTGCCCCAGGACTAAATGCTTTTTTAAGACAAAGCCCTGTAGTAGATTTAATATCATTTAAAAGAGAAATTTATGGAGGATATTCTCAATCAGCTTTAGAAAATAATATTTTCTTTCCTTGTTCTCCTGTTATAGATAAAGCACAATTAAATCCTAAAGTTTTTGGAGGAGATACTTTTATAAGTATGTTTAATTTACAGGATATAAGTATTTTATTAGATAGTACTCCATTTAGTGATGCTGCTACTGATATGAAATTTAAATCACAAAATGCTTCTACAAAAACACTTCCTGTAGAAACACAAGTAAATACTGATTTAGCATATGGAGCAACTTATAAAACAAACAGTGAGCAATATTGGGTAGTAGGAGGGATAACAGAAATAAGAGGATATTTAAGACAAGAAGAACAAAATTTAAGTAATGTCGGAGGAAGTACTACTAATGCTAAAATATTAAATGCTTATAAAGATGCTTACAATCCTGTATATTCTATAGAAACTAATTCTTCGGGAATAGGATTTTTTGTAAAGCCTGATACTATTGCTAGTGGAACTAAAACAGTTACTGATGATATTAGAGGATATCTTTCTGATGTAAAAATAAATGGAGAGTTTCTTGACTCTTGGACAATCTTTCGTTCTAATAATTATTACGATGTCGAAGCAGACCACGGTCCTATTAATAAAATAGTAAACTGGAAAGATGAAGTATACTTCTTTCAAGATAATGGTGTAGGAGCTTATAGCATTAATCCTAGAGCTGTTACTACAACTACTGATGGTATACCTACAGAATTAGGTTCAGGACAAGGATTCGCACACCACCAATACCTTAGCACAGAAAATGGTTCTATACACCAATGGGGAGTAAAAACTACTGATACAGGTATTTATTATTACGATGCTACTCACAGTAAAATATTTAGAGTAGGAGAAGGCAATAATCCTTTATCAGAAATAAAAGGAATGCATTCATTTTTAAATACAATAAATGGTGATGTGCTTCTTAGAAAAGAAAATGGAGGAGATAATCCTATCTTAGGCAAAGGAATTACAATGGCCAGAGACATGATAAACGATGAAGTGCTCTTTAGTTTTCATGGTAGGTATACTTTAAGATTAGTTGATAATAGAGTCTTTACTTATTATCCTGGAGAATATGTTTATTATATTGCAGGTCCTGATACTTTTTATTTTCAAGTTAATACTGAATTTACTACTACTACAAATCTTGTAAATAATATAGCATTAGTATCAACTAATTGTACACAAATAACAAACCTAGAGTTTATCGCACAATTAACTACAAGAAATAATACTACTTTAGTATTCGATGAACTATCACAATCATTTTCTTCATTATACTCTGCTGTCCCTTCAACATACTTAGAGAATGGTAATATATTATTATCTCCTAATCCTAGTTCTAAAGCAAATGTCTTTATACATAATAAAGGAAACTTTGGAGAATTTTATGGAACAGTTTCAGAATCATATGTTAAGTTAGTCATTAATCCAAATGCAGATATAAATAAAATATTGAGATTCTTAGAATTTAATTCTACAGTTAGAGATAAAGGTAAAGCAATTGATAGAACTAAAACTATTACTGCTTTTAGAGTACAGACTCAATATCAAGATACTAACAAAGTTGCTTACTCAGCAGCCAATGTAAAACGTAGATTTGATAAGTGGAGATTAAAGATTCCTAGAGATCAATTATCTACTTCTAAGAGAGGACGTTTGAGAAGTACTTTTTTTACCTTAACTTTATACTATGATAATACGTATAACAAAGAATTAATTCTTAACAGAATAATGTCTCACTACGATATACAGGTTTACTAATGGCAAAGAATTTTAAATCAAATAAAGCATATAAGTCTTGGTTAGCATATGGCCATGCTTCTGGTGAATTTGCAAAAACTCCTGGTAATCAGAAAGTTAGTATTAAAGGTAATCCTAAAAAAGTAAAACATGCGCACGGAGGACCTAAATATCCATCAGCTCCTTATTATCCTTACAAAGGAAGTACTCTTCGAGTAAACAAAAGCTACGATAAGAATCATGTACAGCCTAGTGTATTTAATCACGGAGGCCCTCACATAGACCCTACTGCTTTAGAAGCTGCTAATGCTAATATAAATACTGCTAATACTAGTGCTAATAATTATTTTAGCAATCCTGATAATTTTGCTGCAACTCAAAAAATGCTTAATGAATATGCTAATGTTGGGAATTATAATCCTACAACTTATTCTGGAGGATTTACTAATACAGGTAACACAGTATATGGAGGATATAATTCTCCTGTTAATCAAACTAATACTTTAACAGGAGGTGAGTTTTATAATAATGAGAAAATAACTGATTTGCCTATAGTATCTTATAATGATTTTACTGACAAAAAAGGGCAACATTTTTATGTACCTAACTATGGAATAAAAACTCCAACAGCTCCTATAGATAGAAACCTAGCCACAGAAACTGCTCAAAGACCAGTAATGCAAAATGTTCCTTTAAAAACAAATAAGAGAAAAAGTAAAATAGGAGGAGTTAATAATAAATACATGAAAAATGTTGGTACTAAACATTTTCAAACTCAAGCATTAGATGAACAAGGTAATCCTATGATGGAAGATTATTCTATATTTAAACAAGGAGATAAAATAATTAATGAGCGTACTTATAATACTGCTTTAAGAAATCAACAAGCAGAGCAAACAAAGTATGAATCAGATTTATTAAAAACTCAAGAATTAATTAATCAATATAAAACTTATGGAGGCTCTATAAAAAAGAAATATCCAAATGGAGGAAATGATAAAACAGTTCCTTCATGGATTAATAAGAGTATTACTAGTCGTCCAAATTATGTAGAAAAACTTCCTACACAAGAAGAATTAGATAAAATAAAATATACTAAAGATTATACTCCTACATTTAAACAACAAGTTTTAATAGATAAAGGGCTTCTAAGTTATAAAGATGCTTATAAAGGAGAGGGAGAAAAAACTAAAGCTGCTTGGAATAAATATTCAGACCCTCTTAATAGAGAGCAGATAAACAAACTTTATTCAAAAGAAGATGCAATAAAGCTTGGCTTAAGAAGAGAAGGCATAGAAAATTTAGATGCTAGTACAATGAATACTCTACAAAAGCTTAGTCCTTTACCTAATAATATGAATGAATTAATAGGTGCAGAAATTATAGGAGATGCTAGACTAAATAATGAGTCTTTAAACAATGAAGAAAAAATATTATTATATAACAATATACAGAATGCTATAAAAAGAACAGGAAATCCTGAAAGAGGTGGTATAGAATATGCTGATTACGGTAATCAAGGATATGGTAGTCCTGAACAATTTGAAGACTGGTTTGTTAACAATAATATTGGACCACAAAATCTTAAAAGTAATTTAATAAATACTGCACTTAGTGCTTTTAATCCAGTACCTGGTTCAACAGTTAAAGCACTATATGCTACAGCAAAAGATATTGCAACTCCTTTAACAAATAGTTACACAAATCCTGGATTTAATTTAGCATCTACAATAGGACGAGGAAAATATTGGCAAGATGAAAAAGATCCTGGTACATATTATTATACAGATCGTTATGATTGGGGAAAAGGAGCTGGAGGAAATAAAGGAAATAGTTTCTTTCAAAAAGGATTAGATTACCTAAGAGATACAGAATCGTCAAATACTAAAAATACAGAAGTGGATAAAAGAAAAATACAGTTTAAATTAACTAAAGCAGAGATTGATAAGTTAATTGCAGAAAGAGATGCTTCAGCACAAGCTATGGGAGGCTATATGAAATACGCAGATGGGGGAACAATCTTACCTCCTAATGAAATGCCTAACGTAAACAGTCTCAGTGTTCCTCCTTTATCCGAACAAATAATAGGATTATCTCCTGAAGCTATAGGAGATGTTCCTCCTATTAATCCTTCTCCTGCTACTGCTAAAGTAGGCGCTTCTAGTATTCCAAATGATTTTGCTTTTCCTGGAAAATTTTATAATGCAGAAAATTTAACAAAGTGGAGAGAGCAAATGACAAAAGATTTTACTAATCCTACTACTAAAAGAAAATATACAGAAATAGACCCTGCTGTAAGTGATAGTTTACAGACTTTATTTTCTAATACAGGATATAAAGAAGACTCTAATATTTTTAAAGATAAAGAGGGTAAAAAATTCGATAATCCTTACGCTAAAGTTGCTTGGAGTGCTGCTACTACTAGTAATGCTGTGATGAATCTTTTTAATCAAGATAAAGAAGGTATAAAAAAACTAGGATTTAGACCTGCAATAAGTCATTCTAATTATATAACAGATGCTTTATTAGCATCTAAGGATTCAGATTATAAATATAATTTATATAATGCTGAACCAATATCTAATACTGAATTAGGAGTAGGAGATATATTATTTAGAGGAAGAAATACTACTAAAGATTGGACATTTGAAGATTTTCAAAATAATGCAGAAAAAAATAAAGATTCAACAAAAAAAGGAAAATATAAAGGATACGAGAGTCATTCTGATATTATAACTGACAAAGGAGAAGATGATAAGGGCAATTATTATTTAATAACAGGTGGTAATTTAGGCAATACTTTTAAAAATAAAAAAGTATATTATAATCCTGAAACAGGAAAATTAAAAAATTCAAATTATAAAGGAGTAATGCGTTTAAGAGAAGAAGCTAGACCACAAGAACTTGCTCCTATGCAAAATATACCTATGCAAAATATACCTACAGAAAACATGAGAGGAGATATACTAAATCCTATGGAAATTTCTAGAAATAGTCTTGCATCTATATTACCAAATAATCAATTTAACATGGGAGGATATATGAAATATGCTAATGGAGCAGAATTAGAAACAGACCCTCCATTTACTAAAGAACAATTTCAAACAGCTATGGGCAGTGCTGATATGTCGTTAGGAGTAAAGCCTCTTAATAGATCAGAACAATATCAGTATTATACAGGAAAACCTTATAAAGGAGATAGAACTTCTTTTGATAGAGGAATGACAGCATTAGCAACAACTGGTATAGGAGCAGGTATAGGAGCAGGAAGAACACTCTTAGATTATAAAAATAATATTAGACCAGCAGCCCGAAAACAATATGATGAGTATATTGCAGATATGAATGCAATGGGAAGTAGTTGGGCAGATCCTAATAAGCAAATGTCTTTTGATGAATATTTAGATTTTTATGAAAGTGGTGATTTAGGTTGGAAAAAGGAGAAAATACTACAAGTAGGAGCAGGAGCACTAGCAGGAAGTATTCCTGGATTTTTATCTAATTTTCTTGTAAATAGAGGATTAGATGCAGTAAGAATGAACAAAAATAGAAAACATAGAGAAGCTTTAGAAAATGCAAAAGCTTTGGGCGAACCAACAAATAAAGAAATACTGGAATTTAGAAATCAACAAAAACATGGAGGGTACATGCAGTATGCTAATGGAGGCCAATTTGATACAGGTGGACAAATGGGAGAGTTTTCAGGTGTACCTGTTACTGAGTTTAATAATGGAGGCTCTCACGAAGCTAATCCTTTAGGAGGAATCCCACAAGGTCCTGGTGCATTAGTAGAAGAAGGAGAGTTAAAATTAGACCTTCCTAGTGGAGAACAGTTTATAGTGTCTCCTAAAATAATGTATAAGAAGAATGATAAAGAAGTAGCTGCTATTGCTCAAGAATTAGGAATCAGTGAAAAAGAATTTAAAAAATTTGCAGGCAAAAATATGGTAAGTGTATTTAAATCACTTACTAGAAAGAATAGTTTTAATGGAGAAAAAAGAGAAGGAGATACTATTCAAGAAAATTCTATAGAAGCTGATATAATGCCTTTCGTTGAATTACATACTTTTCTTACTGAAAGAAAGAACGCTGAAGAGGCTGCTAAAAAAGAACAAGCTTTTGCTCAAGACATGGATATGATGATGCAAGAGCATCCTGAATACATGCAAGCAATGATGGCTCAACAACAACAGCAACAAGGTCCTTCACCAGAAGAACAAGCTATGATGGAGCAACAAATGATGCAACAACAAGGTGGAGCTCCACAAGGAATGCCTCCAATGATGGGAACTTATGGCGGAATGTTAGAATATAAGAATGGTGGTTTATGGGCAAACATACATGCTAAACGTGCTAGAATAAAAGCAGGTTCAGGAGAAAAAATGAGAAAGCCTGGTAGTAAAGGAGCGCCTACTGCTCAAGCTTTAAAAAATTCTCAAACTTATGGCGGAAAAATGAATCCTGATAAAAGTGTAATACATTTTAATAATGGTGGATATAGTTATTCTGATTATCTAGCCCCACAACAAGCAATGCCTGTACAAGGTGTAGCTGCTAGTGGTTATGGACAAGGAGGAATGATGCCTAAACAATATAAATATGGTGCAGGATTAGGAATAGCTTCTGATGTATTAGGAGGAGCTGCAAGTGTTGTAGGAAATATACCTGGTATTGGTACAGCATTAGGAGCAGGTCTCGGAACTCTTGCAGGAACTGCTGGTTATCTTTCTGATAATGCAGCTGCTTCAGAAGATGGAAAAGTAAGTGATATTGATCCCGCACAACTTGCTTTAAAAGCTGGAATGGGAGCTGGTGCAGGTGCTTTAGGATTTGCAGGGGCAACTGCTGTAAATCTAGGAGGAGCAGCAGTAGACCAATTTACTGATTCAAAAGAAGATGAAAAAAATGCAAAAACTGCTTTAATCTTACAAGACCCTACCCATCCTGAACATGAAAAAGCTAAAGCTAGAGAATTAGAAAAACAAAAAGCATTAAAAGGTACTGGTGCTATAGGCGCAGGAATCGGATTAGCATCAAACATTATAGGAGGTAAAGTTGATGCTAAAAATGCAGCAGGAGTAGCTGATGCTGACTTTTTAGAAAGTGGCGCTAATTTAGCAGATTGGGCTCCTGAGAATACTACAACAGCTATAGACGCAACAACAGGTTTAGCATCTTCTATGGCTCCGCCACAAATGGCTCAAGGTGGTTATATGGAATATATGCATGGTGGTGCTATAAAATATCCAACTGGCGGTTCAGTAGATGTAAAAGGATTATTTAATTCTATTGAAGCAATGAAAAACCCAAATTGGGAAAGTATAAAAAATAATCTTAAACAGATGAATCCTAATATAGGCGAAGATGAATTAAATATTATGACTACTAAATTTATATCTAATCCTGAATTAATGAATAGTTATCCGTTTGCTTCTCAAGAACTTATTGATAATTCTCCTAATTCCAATATTAATTTAGAAGATTTACCAAAAGGAGATGTAGAAAAGCAAGATAGTGTTTTAAATCTTCAAAGTAATCCTTTTGGTTCTTCTAATCCAAAAGATTCTAAATCAGAAATGACTTTGATGGATGATGAAAATCCTACTTTATCTCAAAAAGTTATAGATAAAATACAAAATATAGAAGATTTTGATTCTGATGCTGCAGAAGAAGCAGAATTAGATGCTCAGACTGAAGCAGAAATGTTTGCAAATGCTCCTAAAGTAACAAGAAAGCCTGATTTAACATATAAAAATCCAGATACTTTAAAATATAACACTAGAGAAACTAACTATCTTAAACCTACATTTTTAGAAAATGTATTAGCAGCATCTCCTGGAATAGCTAATATAGGTATGGGATTAAGTAAAGCTGATAAATTAAAGTTAGATAGAGTAGATCCGATATCAGCTAAATACATAAATTTAGATGAATCTAGAAAAGCTAATGAAAGACTATTAGCTGCTCAACAAGCTGCGACTAAAAATGTAGCAGGTAATGCTGGAGGTGGTAATTATTTAGCTAATATGCAGGCTACCTATTTAAAATACCTACAGGGTATGTCAGGTATAGACCAACAAGAACAAAATGCAAATGCTCAAATAGGCAATCAAACTGCTGCGCAAAATGCTCGAATTGCTGCTCAAAATTCCCAAATAGGATTTAGAGAACAAGACTATGATGCTAGAACTAAAGCTGCTAAACAAAATATGATAGGAACAGGTATAGGACAAATAGCTGATGTATATCAAGGTAATCGACAAAATAAATTCTTAGCAGAAAATTATTTTCCATTAGTTGCTCCTAATTATTCTGACTATTATAAATATGAAACTAAAGCAGGAGCAAAAAGAAGAGCAAAGAAAAATAGTTAAATTGCATAAAAAATTATATAATTAAAATTAAAATGGCAAATCCATATTCAAGCCCCATAAATTATAAGTATAAGCCTTTAGATATAGGTGTTTTAGCACAACCTTTAGCACAAGAACAAGCAAGGTATGATGCAACTATGGATGTATTAGATTCTACTACATTCGAATTAAAAAATTTAGACCCTGACAGTGATAGAGCTAAATACCTGCAAAAACATTTAGGAGATAGTGTAGAAAGAATATCTGATAATTTATTAAAAAGTGGAGATTATAGAAACGCTGGAAGAAACTTAAAAAAAGCAAATAAGTTTTATAACACTAATGAGGAAATAAAAGCTATACAAGGAAATTATTCAGCGTGGACGAAAGCTTTAAAAGAACAAAAGAAAAGAGTTGCAAAAGGAGATTTAACTCAAAAAGCTTTTAATGAGTGGAAGTTTAGGCAAACAAATGAATTTAAACAATCTGGAGGCACAGGTTTTACAGAAGATGGAACTTATACTAGTATAGGTACACAAGGAAGAGTAGCATCTAAAGAAAAAGAAATAGAAGAATGGGCATTAAAATTAGCAAAAGCAACTCCTGAACGAAAGAAAGTTATATATAGTCAAATACAAGATGTTGCTGGAGTAGATTTTAAAAAAGCTCTTCCTAAAACTTTAATAGAAGAAAAAAATTTAGATAATATTACTAGAGAATTATATAATACTTTAAGTACTTCTGCAAGGTTTGCTCCTTGGTTAGAAGATAGAGCTGATTATTCTCAATATTTTTCTTCAAGAAATCCTGATGGTTCTACTAATGTAGAATGGGCTTCTAAAGAATACGGTAAAAATTTAGCAATATACAATGCAGAACTAAAAAAGATAGATGATAGTACAACATTAAATGCAAAAGATAAAAAAGCTAAAAAGGCTATAATAAAAACTAAATTAAATGAATTAGAAGAAGGATACAAAAACGCTAAACAAGGCGGAATGGAAAGATTTTATAAAAATGCTTTTACTGAAAATTATATAGCAAACCTTTCTAGAACAACTGCTGATATTGTAGATTATCGTAATGAAATTGATAATGTAAAACTCTTTGATGATAAAGCAGCTATGAAAGCTGCTAAAAAAGCTGATAAACTTATAGAAGGATTAGATGTTAATTATACTAAAGATAGCACAGGAGATTTATCTGTTATTCCAGGCTTAGAGCAACTCAGTGCAGAGCTTGATGCGAGTGGAAATTTTATAACAATTACAGACCCTATTACAGGAGTAGTAACTCCTGCAGGAACTAATTTAATGTTAGATGCTGTAATAGGAACAGGAACTTCTGTCGATGATCAAGGTAATGAAATACCTGCTACAGGTTTAACTGCTTATAGTGAAAATATTTCTGATTTAGATTCACAAATTAATTCAATAGGCACAACTCAACAACAACTTTATCAAAACCAATCAGTAGACCCTGCTGAAATAGAAAAATTAGAAGTACAAAAACAAACTTTAATTAATAAAAAAGCTCAAGTAGCTACTAAACAAGAACAGGCTAGAGGGCTTATAACAGTTGCTACTGAAAATGCTATTAGAAGTCAAATAGAAGAATTAGAAGTTGCTAACGAAGATGCTGGTATTTATAAGGCTCAACTAAAAGAGTTTAATAAAGTTAAAAATGGTTCAATGAATATTGAAGATTTTTTAAAAGAGCAAAAAGAGTTAGGACAAAGTATTTATAATCTTGACCCAAGAAAAGCTAGTCAAGATTCGGGATATGAAGTATTAAGTATACCAAGTGGAGGATATGATTCAGAGGGAGATCCTATAGAATTTGAAAAAGGAACACAAAGTAGTGTAGAAAAAGTATATAATGAAATATTAGAAGCTGATAAAACACAAAAAAGATTTAATCAAAATCCTACTATAGTAGAATTTACTTTAGGAGGAGCTCACAAATCTACAGAATATAGTTTTCAAGAAGTTAAAGGACAAAAAAAACAAGAAGCATATTATGATGATCAGGGAGATTTAAAATATAGAACTAAAAGAGATGCAAACGGAAATATTGAATACTATGACAAAACCCGATTAGTAAGAAAAAAATATCCTGATGTTAATGTTAACACAGATGAGTTAAAAGAAAAGCTAGATAAACTAGGATATGACTTAGTAGAAGATACAGATAGACAAAGTTTTTCAGATAAAAAAACATACTTAGATAACCAAACAAATCGTCATTACAGAGCTGTTCCTAAAAATCTAATAGAAGATTATGATGCTTATCAATTAAATAATATAAATAAATCTAATGAAAAAATAGCTAGAAATATATATGATTTACAAGGAGATTTAGGAACAAATGATATAGGAGTCGTTGTTGATGAAGTCAGTAACGAACTTTCAGGAGGAGAGTTAACTAGATTAACAGATTTTCAAAAAACAGATGTTCAATATACTAATACTGAAGTATTTGAACGAGATGATTTTGGAAATTATAGTATGGTAGAAAAAGCTAGTCAAGACCCAAAAAATTTTAGACCTAATCTAGAATTATATGTACCTAAAAATATAGTAGGTACTAATGAGGATGGTACTCCTATAATACGTTGGAGCTTAGCAGAACGTTTAACTCCTGCACAAGTTAATGCAGAATTAGATAAACTTACTCCAGGACAATTAGGTATTACTAGTGAAGAAGATAGTATACGTTATTTAAATTTAAAAACTTTAAATGCAGAAGACAAAAGAGAATACTTTAAAAATAGGATGAATGGAGATTTAGCTTTATTTGACGCATGGGTAGAAAGATTTAATCAAGATGTTTTTATTGGTTCAACAGGTACTACTTTTAATACTACTAGTATGTTAGAAAATGCTACAGAAAGTTTAGGAACTATAATGCAATATTCAAGTCCTACTGAAAAAATGAGTGCATTAAATAGTGTTGCACAATTAGATGTTGCTTTAGATAATAAAAAACAGAAACAATTACGTAGTGATTTTGTTAGTTTAGAATCAGGAGCAGTAGACAGTCTTCCTTTTAAACAAGGTACTCCTTTTACAATGTTAAACAATAGTGGAAAAGAAGAAGTTTTTTATTATGAATTAGGATATGAATCGAGTAATGGCGCTATAATTCCTATAATTAATTTAAAAAATACAAGTGGAGAGTCTATTGATTCAGATAAATTAGACGATATTAAAGCTGGGCAAGGAAATCCTGAAATACTTATGAGAAAATTAGAACTACAATATGGAATAGAATCTCCTCAAGCATATATATTAAACCTTTAATAGATTTTTATTAACTTTGCATAAATAAATACGATGGCAAAAAAGAATAACTCTTCAGAAGATACTACTCCAGAAAATCTAGATCCTACAACAAGTTTACCTCAATCTACTCTTAATAGATTAAAAGACGCTAATAGGATGACTAATTACTTAGTCCAAAATCCAAATGGAGTAGGCCCTATTATGCAGGGAAAATTAGCGCCTGACTATAATATTCAAAAATTAAGAGACCTTTCTTATGATTTAAATGATCAAGTAGAAGGAGGAGAATATCAAGATGAAAAAGTATTTAAACCTTTTAAAAGTTTATCAGAAATAGATACTAGAAGAGATTTAGCTTATCAAAGCCGTTTAGCAGAATTAGGATTTAAAGAAAACACTTTAGCATACGAACAAGAGTTAGATGATAACCAAGCTTGGTATGAAGAAATAGCTAATGCTCAAACTAAATTTATGGGCAAACTATTTAATTATACTACAACTGGTTTAGCAGGTATTGTTTATGGTTTAGGAAAAGCTGCAACAACAATGGATGCTGGAGCAATTATAGACAATGAAGTTTTTAGAGCTATGGATGACATGGACGATTGGTTAAACAAACGTTTTGTTATTCATGGAGGAGCTGATTATAGACAAGCTCAAGAAAGAGGAGAATGGTTTGGAAATAGATTTTTAATAAATCCTTTAAAAACTGTAGGAGATGATATTACTGATGCTGCTGCTTTTGTAGGAAGTGCTATTCTAACAGAAACTGCTGCAGGACTTGCTACAGCTGCTTCAGGGGGATTCGGTAGTGGAGCTTTAGCTGCAAATACAATGAAAGTAGGTATTACTGGAGCTAGATTGTGGAATAGATTTGCAGGAGGAGTAAAAGTATTAAGAGGCCTAGATGTAGCAAGCGACATTGCTAAATCAGCAAAAGTTATACAACAAGTAGATAAGTATAAAAGAATAGCAGGAACAGCTAGAGGTATTATGACAGGTGCTGGTATGGAGTCTGCTATGATAGGTAGGGACACTCAAGATCAAACTTTAGAACAATTACTAGCAGACCACAAGAAACAGTATGGAAGACCTCCTACTGCTTCTGAAAGAGCTAGATATGAAAACACTGCAGAAAATGCAGGATTAAATGCTTATCTTTTAAATTTACCATTAGTAGCAGGTTCTAACATGTTACAATTCCCTAAGATATTTTTAAAAGGATATGGTTCTAGTAGAAAAGTTATGAAAGGTTTAGAACTTGCTGGAGGTAAGTGGGGACCTAAATATGATAAATTAAGTAGAGCAGGTAAAATAGGATATTGGGGAAAGAAATCATTAGGTACAGGTATAACAGAAGGTTTTGAAGAATTTGCTCAAGGAGCTATAGAAGATGGACTAATAGATTATTATGGATCTAACTACTCGCCTCTTGCTACTAAAGAAGGCGTAGGGTATTTAGATGCTATGAGTACAGCTGCTTATAAATATGCAGGTACTACTGAAGGAATAGATTCTATGACTATAGGATTTTTAATGGGTATGATAGGAATGCCTATGCCTACTAATTTTAAAACAGGTAAAAAAACTAAATTAGGAAAAATAGCAGGAGCTTTTGAGTGGCACGGGGGAGCTTTTGGAGAAATTAAAGAAGCTAGAAGAGAAATTAAAGAAGTTAGAAAAGCTGCAGAAAAATTAAATAATACTGATGCTGGAACAGCTTTACAAGAATCTTATCAAAACTTTGTAAGAAATATTCAAATAGAAAATGACAAAGATGAAGCAATAGCTTCTGGAGATATTTTTGAATATAAAAATAAAGAACACGATTCTTTATTTAGTTACACTATGAGCCGTTTTAATATAGGATTAGAAGATACTATTTTTCAAGAATTAGATGCTCTAGAAAAAATGAGCACAGAAGACTTTAATAAAAATTATGGTATTAAAGGATTAGAAGAATGGGATGATAATTCTAAAAGAGAAACTCTTACAAAAGCTAGACAAAAAATTACTGATATTCTTGAAGTAACAACTAATACTCAAACTATAATGGATAGTAAATTTGGTAATGTAAAACCAGAAGACGCTCCAATGTATAGAGGATTACGAGACCAATTAATTTATACAGCAGCCGCTGTTCAAAACGCTAATAGTAGAGAACAAGAACTCAACAGACAAATTACTGATAGAAGTTGGGAAGGAATAAATACTAGTAGGCTTGATGAAGCAACTTTTAAGTTAGATAAAAAATCTGCTAAAGAAGGGTATGTTGAGTTTAAAGAGGAGTATGATAAAATTATGGATGAGGAAATGGATAACTGGAAAAAGAATAATCCTGCTACCTATTCTATTAATAATCAATTAGTAAAAGACTTATACCAAGATTTAAAAAAATTAAAAATAAGAAGAAATTCTGCAGCAGAATTATTTGAATTTTTAATGACTCCTAAAGGTACTAAACTGTTTAATGAGTTCGATGCTAAAGTAAAAGAAAAGCAAGCAGAATTATTAAAAGAATATACAGAACAAAAAACAAAAGAAAATCTTGAAAAAGCACAAAATCAAAAAGAAGTTAACAGAGTAAAAAAAGACGCTGAATCTAATGGTACTGTAAATGCAGTAAATGAAGTTAAAGAATCTGAAGCTAATAAAATATCTGACCAAATAGATAAAAAGAGAACTGCTGAAGAACAGGCTATAGCAGAATTAGAAGCAGAGCTTATGGATGAGATGGTTCCTCCTGAAGGGGCTCCTGTTGGAGACCTTAAAGATTTAGCATCACAAAAAGAAGATAATAAAGATCCTAACGATGCTTTAAAAAGTATGGTAGATACAGCAGCTACAGATAGGTCTATAAAAGGACAAGAAGCTATTGATTATATAGTTGCAGAAAATGCAAAAGTTTTATTAAACTCAATATTAGAAACAGTAGGAGTAAATTACGATATTAGTGATATAAACTCTGTAGCCGATTTAGGTAGCGCTGCAATAGCTATGAAAGACTCTGAAAGATGGGCAGCAATACAAGTAGCTGCTATAGAAGAAGTAGAAGCTTTAACAGCAAAAAGAAAAGCAGAAGCAGAACAAAGAGCACAAAAACGTATTAATGAAAGTGAATTAGAAGATACTACTAAAGATAATAGTGGAGTAGATGGTCCTTCAGTAAACATAGCAGAAACCCAAAAAGATACTTCTACTGAAGATGATGCTAATAATGGACTAACTTTTCTTGATGAATTGTCTTCTGAAAACCCTGGAGGAACTCTGGGATTACAAGTAACTGATGAGACTATTATACTTATTACCCATGACAAAGAATTTAAAGAAGGGCTAAAAGAAAAGAAAAGTACAGTTATTGATGAAACAACTGGAAAACCTAAAGAAAATCCTTTTAAAGAAAAAGATGAACCTAGATTAGATTCTGATTTATTAAACAATCCTAATTTTTTACCCGCAAGAGAAACTAATGAAGAAGATGTTGAGGTTACTATTAGCAGTTTAAATAATGATTGGAATAATAAAGAAAAAAATCAAACAGCAGAGTTAATGGCTTTTGGAGTTTTTAAAGATGGAGTGTATTTAGGAATGCTTCCTGAATTTAAACCACAAATGCCTGAGCACTTTTTAGCTTTAAGAAAAGCAGCTTTTGCCGCCCATAAAAAAAATAAAGCTATTAAACATACTCTTGTTGAAAAAATAAATACTAGAGTTAATAATGCTAGAGTGGCAACTATTAATCCTCCTTCTAATGTAGCAATTACTCCTCCAGCTGGAGCTCCTATTAAAAATTCTCCTGTAGATGTTATAGAGCAAGCCAAACAAGAAGGCGCTACTTTTGTTACTAAAGATGGAAAAGAAATAGAATTAGATTTATGGTTAATTTCTAAAATATCAGATAACGGAGCAGGAGTAATAAAAGATAATAATTTACCTAAAGAAGTAAAAGATGCTATTAAAGATTTAAATCCTGATAGACTTACAACAGGTATGGTATATATGTTAGTACCTCATCCTAAAGGACTTTTTCCAATTAGATTATTTTCAAATACTTTTCAAGATAGTGACGAAGCTTTTAAAAGACATCTTAATGAATCTTTAAAAGAATTAAAAAACGCTGCAATAGAAAAGAAAATAGAAGAGTTTAATAAAGTAAAAGCAAGATTAGAAGGTTATTTTCATAAAATAAGTTTTAACTATGATCCAAATATAGGGTATCTTATTAGTTCTCAGAATCCTGTTACTACTAATAAATGGGGAGGAAATATATTACCAAATTCTAGTAGTAGTAAACCTATAGATGTATTTAAAGCTTTAAAAGATGAAATTTTAAAAGTCGGTTTTAAAGCAATGAATAAAAGCAATAATAATGCTAAATATTCTAAGAACGGTTTTATAAGTACTGATGTTTTTTCACAGAATGGTAACTTCTTTCATTCTTCAGGATTTGTTTTAGATTCTTATTCTGAACCAGAAGCAATAGAGCTTGTAGATAAAGTTGAAAATGCTGTTCAAGTAGAACAACAAATAGATGCTAATAACACTATTTCTGCTAAAAATAAAATAATAAATGATGTACCTACACCAAGAAAAGAATCAGTTTTAACTGAAAAACAGGCTAAGGATGTAGAAGCTGGTAAAAAAGTTAGTGCAGCTGCCATAAAAAAAGTTCAGGAAAAAGCCTTAAAAGGTGAAGACGAGCTTACAAGTGCTGAAGAAAAAGTTTTAAAAGATAATCCTATTGAAGAATTTGAAATTTCAAAAGAAGAAATTTTAAGCAGTGAGCCAACAGCAGAACAAACTAGTGAGGTTAAAAGAAAAAAACGTAAAAAAGGTAAATCAATAATTCCTCTTACTGACACTAATAATGCTGACTCTAGTACTTTAAGAGAAAGAAGTTTAGGAAAAGTAGATGGTACTAAATTTAATGAACAAGAAGAAGTAGCATGGTTAAAAGATAAACTAGGAAAACAAGTAGTAGAAAATACTACAATGTTTAATTCTATAGAAGACTTACAAAAATATCTTCCTGAAGAAGTATATAGCATGTTATTAAATGCTCGTAAGAACGGTAGAAACCTTCACGGGCTTTTCTCAACAGCTGCTCTATATCTTAATAGAAATGCTTTTGAAGGCACTGCTTATCACGAGGCTTTCCACATAGTATTTCATTTAGCTTTACCAGTAGAACAAAGATTAGCTCTTATAAAAGAAGCTAGAGAAAAGTATAAAGATGAGTTAGAAGAAAATGCTTCAGAAATTCAAGTAGAAGAAGTATTAGCTGACAAGTTTATGGAATATGTACAATCTAAAGAAGCTAGTAAAAAAGGACTGCCTTCTAAGATTAAAGATTTCTTTAAAAGAATGTACAGAATGATTAAGACTTTCTTTAACGGAGAGTCTAATGTTTCTATAAATGAAGTTTTTGAAAATATTCAATTAGGATTATATAAAAATAAACCTAAATTCCAAAATACTAACTTAACTCAATTAGCAACAGGTAGTTTTAGAACTGCTCTAAGAGAAGAGACTTATGACAATGTTAATGAGGAGCAACAAGCATTAAACTATTTAAGAAACCGGTATTTTAAATTAGTAGATCAGTTAAAAAAGACTACTCATAAAAAGAAAAAAACTAAAGATTTACGAACTCGTGCAGAAGTAATTGCTCAAGTAGGAGAAACTTATTTAGATAATTTATTATTAAATGATGTACTAAATAATATAGATAATTGGAACGATGAAGGAAATGAAAATCTAATTAAGTTAGGAGAAAATTTAGAAAGAGTATTACTTAATAATTCTTTTGAAGATAATTATTCAGAAACAACTAAAGATTTAAAACCTAAAGAAAGTGCTAAATTATCAAAAGAAGAAGTAGAAGACCTTACTTTAGAAGGCGGTTTTGATTTTTCTTTTGGAAAAGGATTACCAGAATTTATGAGAAAGTTTCATAGATACTTAGCACTTGACGGTCTTAAATTCCAAGATAATAGAATTACTACTACTATAGATACTTACGAAACAGATCAAATAAGTAATGAAGACGAAGAATCTACTCAGGAAGAAAATTGGTTTAAATCTCATATAGAAATTAACCCTGAAGATTCTGCAAGTCAAGAACTTAGATACTTTTTAAATTCTATTCCAAAGTATGATTCTACTAGAAAAGATGCTAAAATTGTTTATGATGCTTTTGGGGAAGAGATAAGAGAAGATAGTTCTAAAGTATTTAAATATTTAGCAGAAAAAATAACTAATACTACTGAAGGTCCTGACCAAATGATGGATAAATTAGAAGCTTTAAAAAATTCTAAACCTTATATTAGACCTATTATAGAAAAACTAAATGACCCTAAGAATGCAGGCATTAAGTCTGACATGTATATATACTTAGCATCTAAACAATATATTAAATTCTTAACAGTATTAGAAGATAATGGAGTTTTTAAAAGTTTTTATTCTAATAGAAAAAGTACTGACTATTTGATAGCTGAAGAATTAGTAAGTAATTTTTTAAATGAAAAAAATAAATTATTTCAAGATAAAAAAGTAGGAACACGTAAACAAAAAGATTTTGAAAAAATTAATATAACAGAAGCTAAAAAATTTAAAACAAGTATAAAACAAATTTTAGATAAAGTTAGTGGCCTAAAAAGTGGAAAAAAAGAAGAAGACTTATTTACTAAAAAATTTAGTAACAATAAAACTTTTATAGAAAATATAGCTCTTGAACTAAGCGGTAATAAAAAGCAAGGTAATTATGGATTTAATTTAACAGCTGAAGATTTACAAAAATTATATGTTAGTTATGATAATGAAAGTGCTATAACTAATTTTAGAAGATTTCTTGAAAAAATTGATAAAGTAGCTGACCAATTAGTTGCTGGAAATAATCCATTTTTACTTTTAAAAGCTCAGGATGAAGTAGATAAGACTACTGTAAGTAGTTCAGTAGTAGAAAGATTAGCAGAAGATTATAAAAGAATATTTGCAGGAGAAGTACAGTCTTCTTCTAGAAACGTAGATAATAAAACAGTTTACAATGTTCAACTAGCTAACTTTTTAAGTAGGACTGTTGCTAAGTGGAAAGACGGTAATCTAAGAACAGATTTTATGACTTTTGTGTCAGAAGATCCTTTATTAAATAAATCTCCATTATTAAAAGATTTACAAAATAATCCTGATTTAGTAGATCAAATGGAAGTAGTACTATTAGATGGATTAAAAAGAGAAGGTAAAAGTACAGGTACTAAATATACAAGATTATCTCCTATTGAATACGAAGCTACCGCAATGGCAGCATTTAGATATGCAGGTTCTACATATGGTTATTATAAAATGCCTATTCCTGCAGATGCTCCTACTATGCCTTTTATCAAACTTGAAAAATATTCTGAAGAAGAAGTTATTGATAGACTAACTGATGTTGCAGAAGGTGAATATTATAGAATAAATAAATTAAGAAATTTACCTACAAATTCTAAGTTAAGAAATATAAAAAATTATGTAAAAAATGGTACAAAGTTTTCTTTACTAACATTTTTAAATGATGAGGTTAATACTAGTAAGCCTTTTAATAAAACTGCTGTGAGAGAAAGTATAAAAACTTTTTTAAACGATAAAACTGATAATGGATATTTAGGTTCACAATTAAAAGCTTTAAAAGATAAAAAAGTTATAGAAAATTATGATTTAAAAACAGGTAAAATAGTTTTTAGTGAAGGTGTTATAGATAGTAGAGAAACAAATAAATTAGAATTTATCAAAAGTTACCTATTTAATAGTCTTTATGTAAATACTCAAATGACTTCTTTATTGGCTACAGACCCTGCATTTTATAGTGGTACTGTTGATTATCAAAAAAGATATAAACAAGTTATAGGTCCTAAACTTTATTTAGACCCTAGTAAAGTTCGCCCTAATTATTATATTAAGGCTATGAAGGATGAAAAACTTCCTTCTAAAAAAGAAACTGCTGAAGCTGTCCAAGAACTTCTTAAAAATTCTTCTTTATCTAAACAAGAGCAAAAAGAAATAACAGCAATATGGAGTTTTACAGAGGATGTTCATAATACTACTGATGCTCAAACATATTTACACCCTAGAAGATATAAAGAAGTAATGGAAGGGCTTAACAGATGGTCTGACGAAATGGAAGCTGGTTATAAAAGAATACTTGCTGGTAAAGATATTGCTGAAGACATTGCTTTATTTCCTCCTATAAAACCTTTCATGTTTACCCAAAATAAAATAGAAGGAACTGTTGTAGGTATGCAAGTAAAAAATTCAGAAGCAATGTTAACTCCTTCTTTAGCATTACAAAAAGATGGAAAAGGACAATTTAAATATCCTGATTTAGCAAAAGTATATCAGACTTTAAATACTGCTACAACACTAAAAGATGGTACTAAAATACCTGGTATAGATGCTTTAGTTTTTGAATCTGCTATTAAAAATGGATTAGAAGGTATAGCACCTGCTGATAAAGATGGTAAACCTGTACTAGCTACTATAGATAATATAGGAGAAGCTCCGATAATTTCTTTAAAAAATTCTGATTGGGGATTACAACAAGAAACACCTGCTCACTATTTAGATGACTTAAATAATTATGGTACTCAGTTCCGTAACTTAATTATTGCTGATTTAAATATGGAAGGAATTTACATTATTGAAGGTAAAGAATATACTGGTAAAGAAGTAGCTGAATTATATCAAGATACTATTATTACAGATTTAGAACAATCTTATGAAAAAGTAGAAAAGTTATTTTTAGATAAAAATGGCGATGTAAATTATGCTGCTATTTTAGATAAATTACAATCAGAAATAGATAGAAGAGATTTAGGAGATGACGCTAGAGCTGCTTTAGATTATTATGTCAAAGAAAATCCTGCAGGATTAAAACAATTACGTCCAACATTACCTTTGTATCATCCTGTCCATACTATTATGATACAAAATATTCTTAATGGAATATTTAATAAATCTATTACTAAACAAACTACATCAGGAGGAGCAGTTGTAAATACTTCTTCATACGGTATTTCAGATAGTTTAAATTTTGATCCTAAAACAGGAACATATGAAGTATTAATGCCTTGGACTTCTAAAAAATATTTTCCAAAAGATGCAAATGGAAATATAGATTTATCAAAACTTCCTGACGAAATTAAAGAATTAGTAGGATATCGTATTCCTACAGAGGATAAATATTCTATGTTTAAGATGAAGATTGTAGGATTTACTCCTGCAAGTATGGGAGGCACTTTAATATTACCTAGAGAAGCTACTACTATAGCAGGTCTGGATTTTGATATTGATAAACTTTATATAATAACTCCTGCTTTTAAAGTTAAAAAGAACGGAAATATAATATATAAAAAACCTATTAATAAAAATACTCCTACAGCAGAGGCAGCTTTACAAATATTTGAAGATACTGCAATATTAGAAAGATTTTTAAATGATAAATTTGATGCAGAAGAAGTAAGTAAAATATTAGAATTTAAAAATAAAATTAATGAAGACATAGTTAAAAATAAACAAGGTCTTAAAAAAGAAAACGCAGCTTTATATGCAGAAATACAATCAGTTAAAAAATTAAAAAGTCTTGCTACAGATGAAAGTTCTAAAATAGCTCAACAAATTAAATTAGATGAGCTCTATGAACAAATGGCTGAAAATAAAATTGATTATGATAGTGCTTTAGAAGAACAATATAATAAGTCTCCATATAAAGAAATATTAGAAAAAGCTGTAGCAGATGCAGACAATATAGAACAGTACAATGGTAAAGCTGAAAGAGATAATTTAAAATTAGAAATAATAAAAGGTATATTAAGTAATCCTCATACTTTAGAAAGCATATTACCTGGTGGTAGTTTTGAGCAACAAGAATTACTTAGCGCTAAAATAAGATTATTAAAAGCTGGAGAAGTAAAAAAAGCTAATAGCCTAAAAGGAAAAGCTCTTAAAGATGCTGCTAATAGTTTAGATGATGCTAGTATTTTTAATATTTTATATCCTAGTACTCAATTAGAATTATTTGAAAGAAATATGACAGGTAGAGAACTTACTGGAATAATAGCTAATCAAAACTCTCATCATGCTAAAGCATTATTTACTAATATGAAGCTAAAAGTTCCTGTAAAAGTTGTTCTTAAAAATGGAGCAGTAGCAGAATACGATGCTCTTAATGAGTCTAAAGTTAATGAACAAAGAGTTTCTAAAAACTTATCTTCATTACTAGCAGCTGTTGTGGATAATGCTAAAGTGCCACTATCTTCTTTCTTAAACTTTAACAGTTTTACAGCTGATACTGTTTCTTTAATGACTAGACTAGGTATAGATGAAGAAGTAATTTTCTATTTAATGAATCAACCTATTATTATCCAATTAAGTAAAACTCATTTTGCAGAAAAAGGAAATTTATCAGAAGAAAATCTTTTTAAAAATATTGTTAAAGAGTGGAGAATGAAATTAAAAGAAAAAGGAATAGAATCTAAAGGCATTCCTTATGAGCTTGATAAAACTGCACTAGAAGATTCTCTTATTAAAGAAAATCAAAATACTGATGATTATTATACTACTCAATATCAAGCACTTTTAATGTTTAGTAACCTTAAAACTAAAGCAGAAGAATTAGCATTATCTGTACAAGCTTCTAGAATGGATACTAAAGGATTAGGAGCAACAGTCGCAGAAGGATTTGTTTTCTTAGATAAGCAAAGAAGATTATTAGAACTAGTAAGAAAAAATGAAAATAGTATATTAGGAATTACTGAAACATTCGATGGTACAAGTGATCAAAGAATGATGGCTAAATTTAATGAGTTAGGTATTCAAAAACCATTATCTTTAATGGATAGAATACTTCCTTATAGTGGTAAATTTAATGAAGAAACAGGGCAATTTGAGCTTAATTTATTAGGACAGGTTAAAGCTTATATATCTGACCAAAAAGGTAAAACTATGGGAATAACGGAAAAAGAAGCAAGGTTAATAGAATCTCAGTATATGGGATATATAGCTTCTAAATTTCCTTTCTTTAATAATAGTGAAGGAGAAAGAATCGTTAGAGATACTCCAGAAAAACTAAGACAATATAAATTAAATAATCCTAAATCTAAATATTCTGTATTATTAGACGCTATTTATGTTAAAGATTCTACAAAAAAGTTTCCATTACCAACTATTCAATATTATAAAACAGGTAAAAAACCTATCGTAGAGGAGCAAATAAAAAAGACTTTTCAAAAAATGTTAGAATTAGGAACTAAAGAAGAAAAAGATTTAGCATTTGATTTAATTAAATATGCTTATCACACTACTGCTTTTGAATACACTCCTTTAAGTTATTTACAAATAGTGCCTACTGTATTCTGGACAGATGATTTTGCTAGAAAAGAAACAAACAAAGAAAGAGGGCTTACAGATGCTAAAGGAAGAACTTTTAATGAAGTTTTAGAAGATGCTGATAATTATATTAGAAATACTAAATTATTTGAAAACACTAATCCTACTATACAACCTAATACTACTCCTATAAGATATCAAGAAGAAGGTGGAGGATTATTAGCAAATCATTTTATACATCAATTTATTCAAAATAACTTTGAAAGAGAAGGATTTGTAAAAAGTGTTCCTAGAAAAGCAATAGGAATTAGTCATAATGGGGCAACAAATACTATCACGATAAGCAAGCTAGCATCTCTTCCTTATTATTCTTATAGTGATGGTATCATGTATTATATAAAAAGGTATAATAAACTTAAAAAGAAGATGGAATTATTTTCTTTTTATACAAAAGTTGAAGATAGTTTTGTATATAAAAAAGTAGATGGTTTAGGTGCTACTAACTTTTTAAAAGTTTATAATGCTGGACAAGAGGCCAAAGGATGGTTACAAAAAGTTACTCCTGCTACTGCCGCTAAAAAGGGTCCTGAAGGAGATATAGAAGCTCAAATAGCAAAAGAAATAGAAAAACAAGCTGCAGCTGAAGCTGCTGCAAATGGTTTAATAGTAGATAGCCAAAACGATATTGAAGGTCAATCAATTAATTTTGAAACTTTAAAAGCTTCTTTAGCTACCCCAGAAACAACAACACCTACAACAACACAACCAGTTACTAAAATTATATCTGGAGCACAAACTGGTGTAGATCAGATTGGCTTAGAAGTTGGAAAAGGATTAGGAATGAAAACTGGTGGAACAGCTCCTATAGGATTTCAAACTGAAAAAGGGAAAGATAAATCCTTAGCAGAAAAATATGGTATAAAAGAAATTACTGCAGAAGAACAAAATAAGTATGCAACAGGTAAAACCGATGCTTATACTGCTAGAACAGAAATGAATACTTTAAATTCAGATGGAACAGTTTATTTTGCTACCAATGCAGATAGTGCAGGAAAAATTGCTACAGAAAGATATGCTAAAAAACATAGTAAGCCTTTTATTCTAAACCCTACAGCGGAACAATTAAGAAAATTCTTAGCTGATAATAATATTAAAACTCTTAATGTCGCAGGTAATAGAGGTAGTAAACTTACTACTCAGCAAAAAACAAATATTAAGAAAATTCTTACTACTGCATTAAAAGCTCCAACACAACCAGCTGCAACAATTAGTGAAAGTTTCGAAAAATTCAAAGGAGAAGGATTTGACCTTGCTCCAAATGATACAATAAAGAATAACATAAATATATTCTTCCCTTCTTATTCTAGAAAAGGAATAAAAACTAAATCAACACATAGAGGACTTATTTCTTATAAAAATGGTAAATTTTACAACGCAGGTAAAGAAATAGAACTTACAAAAGAAGAATTAGAATATCTAAAAAGAGTAGTAGACTTCCGAGTTAAGCTTGAAGATTATGTAATAGGTAAACTAGAAAAACATCCAGATATAAACATTGAGGAATTTAAATCAGATTCTTTCAATAAGTGGGCATCAAGTTTACTTAAGATTCTAGATAATGAGTTTAGAAAAGCAAAAAAAGCAAATCCTAAAGGAACAAAACAAGAATGGGCTACTAGTTGGTTAATAAAATTAGGTTTTACTCAGAATGAAGCAAACACACTTCTTTCAGAAATTGGACCAACTCCAAACCTCTTTAATACCACAGAAATAGCCTTCTTAAATTCTTATAGACTTGATTCAGATAACTTATTAGATAAATCAGAATTAGATGGAAAAGAAGCTAAAGCTCCTTTTGAGGCCGTTGATCAAATACTAGAATCAATATCAACAACACAACCAGCTGGTAAGGTTAGCATTAATACTACAAGATGGACTAAGGATTCACCAAAAGAAAACCCTAGTACAGCTTATGTATTTACAGAAAATATAAATTCTATAGGAAGTACTAGAGTTGGAGGCGGATCAGCCGTTATTAGAAATAATCCTAACGCTATTGGTATAGTAACTAAAAAGTATTACACTTATAAAGAAAACAGGAACTCTAGTAATAAAGAACAGTGGAATGCTAATTTCCAAGATACAGATGCTGATTTTGAATTGTTTAAAAAAGTTAATCTAGAACAGTTTGCTAAATTGGATAAATTTGACTCTAAGATATTTCCAGATGGTTTTGCTAATTCTTTAGCGTCTGTACCTAATAAATTTGCATTATGGCTTCAAAATGAATTGCAAACTAGATATGGTTTAGTTACTGAAGTAAACAGCAAAGGGACAGGATTAATTTCTAAATCTGTACAGCAAGCTACTCAACCAGTTGCTGAAGAAACTTCTACAGCTGAAGTTAAAAAAGAAGGAGGATTTAATCTTGATGCTTTAAAAGCTATGACAAGTGAGAGTCGTAATAGTCTACCTTATACAACTAAAACAAAGAGTGGAAAAACTATAGCAGATGCTGGTATTTCACTAGAAGCTTGGGTACAGATGAGTGTAGAAGAACAAAACAAACATATAGAATGTAACTAATGGGAAATTGTGTAAATAAATCATTACCTGAATTTAAAGCATTAGCTTCTGAAGCAGGTATAAATAGTGCAATACTAGCTGCTAAAATAGGAGTATGGCAAGATAAAAATAATCAAGTAGGAGTTTTTCCTAGTTTAGCAGAATTAGGAATAGATGAAAATATTTATTATCAGAATAGATTAAATGCTAAAACTAGAGCTAAAAATAAATTAGTAGAATTAAATATTATAGATAAGTTTAATAATATAGTAGAAGGACAATTAGGAGAGTTTAGAAAGAAAGGTAGAGAATGGGCAAATCATTATATAAGAAAAGGAATACTAAATCCTGGAGAACAACTAATAGTAGAAGAAAAAGGTGGAAAGAAAGTTCTTTTTAATATGGACATCTTAAAAAAAGTTGATGAAGCAAATTATCAATTAGAAAAACAAAGTAAGCTTCCTCCTAATCAAGAATTAAACAATAAACTTGAAGCATGGGCCAAGAAAAACAATATTAGTGTAGTAGCTATGGAAGATGTGAAAGAACGTCTTCTAGCCTCTGGAAAATACATTGAAGGTGCTATAGGAGTAGCAGATTTAACTAATCAATTTATTGCTATTGCCGATGACCTTGCTGACATTACTACTCTTCCTGAAGAAGCTGCTCACTTTGCTATAGAATTAATGCTTGATGACGTATCTGTTCAAAAAGGATTAGCAATGGTATCTACTACAGATACTTATAACCAAGTAAAAGAAGACTATGCTAATATATATACTACTGAAGAGCAGTTTAGAAAAGAAGCATTAGGTAAAATACTTGCACAAGAATTATAGATAAAAATAAAGAAGATGATTCTAATAAATCTATTAGAGGATTTTTAAATGGTATCGCTGTTAAATTTAATAGATGGATTAAAAGTGTTTTTAGAAAGAATACAGACTCAAGAACAGAGATTCAAAAGATATTAGCTCCTTTAGCAGATAGTATTTTAAAGCAAGAGTATTTAGGAGATAGTAACATATTGAGCAACGATCCTTTATATCAAGTAGAGTCTTTAGAAAAACAAGAAGTTGCAGATAAAGTAAATGAAATAATCCAGAATGCTGATTTCATAAAACCTTCTAATAGTTTAGGTAGAATTGTAGAAAATCCTAGTGATGCTACTCATTATGTAAATATACTTACTGGAAAAGTATATGAAAGAGTAAGTAATTTTATACGAGATAAAAAAATAGATAAAAATGATTTATTAGATACATCTAATTTATTAGGGAATAAAGCTGATGAATTTATAAGAGATTTTTTCAACGATTCTCTAAAAGAACTTTCTGAATATGGGCTATCATCTAATGAAGCGTTAGAAAAGTTTGTAAGACAATTAGATGTTCTAAAAACTAAAATGAAGAACAATGGAGAAACTGTATTATCAAATGATATAGTTCTTTATAATGACGAATTAGGTATAGCAGGTACAGTCGATTTACTTACATATGATGAAAAAGGAATGTTTCGTATTTATGATATGAAAACAATGCGAGGAAATCAGCTTAAAAGTAGTTATGCAGGAGATTCAGTATCTAAATATGATACTACTAAATTTGGAAAATCTAAAAGACAATCACACCAAGAACAACTATCTACTTATAGATTATTATTAAATAATACCCACGGTGTAAAAGCTTCGGAACTATATATTATTCCTATAGTATTACCTCAATATGCAGCAGGAGATACTCAAGTAGAGTCTTTAGATTTACAGCCTAATATAAGAGTTAGTATTTTAGATAAAGTTAAAACGGCAGAACTAGATAATAGTAAAACATTAGGAGAGTTTGAGCATGAGCCTGCTAACATTACTATAGACGATACAGAAGAAAATGTTAACGAAAAATTAAGATTTTTAAAAAATGCTGTATCTGCTTTAAGAAGCAAAAGAAATAAATTAAAAAAAGGAAGTAAAACAAAAGATGAACTTGCAAAAGCTAGAAAAGAATTAGCAGAGTTAGAAAAGAAAATAGCGTTAGGAGAAATCAATGCTGCAATTACGGGAATCTTAAACATAGCTATTTCTGATATGCAAGGAATCCAAGGTAATATTATAAAAACTAGAAAAGGGGAAATGGGATTATCTTCTTATATAGTAAGAAGAAATCAAGAATTTATAGAATTATATAATGATATTGCTAGTACACTATTATCAGAATTAAACTTATGGATTCCATCTAAATTTAATGCTAAGATACAAACAGACATTGAAACTTTTAGAGCTCAGTTACAACAATTAGGAGATGTAAATTTAGCTTTAATACGTAGAGCTACTGTAGAATATTTAGATGCTGGTAACAGAGATATTTATGGTAATGTATTAGATCCTAATTTTGATCCTAAATCTATTGTAAAAGATACTGAGAAAGATGCAGGATGGTGGAGACTTATAACAGGTAGCTATGGTAATTCAGATAGTAATATACTTAAGATAGCCATGAAAATGATTAAAAAAACTATTAATTCTGTAAAAAGCTTTACTATCTCTACTGGAAGAACTTTAATAAATTTAGAAGACGATTTTAAAAAAGCAGGATTTACCAATGAAGATTTAGTAGATAGAAGTAATGATGGAAAATTAGGAGCATACTTAGTATCAGAATACAGTAATCAAAAATTTCAAGAAGCTTTAGAAAAAACTAGAGACGAAATAGCTGCAAAATTAGAATATGATACTTTTGAAGAAATAAATAAAATGTCTTTAAGTAAAGTAAATCAACAATATTATAGTAGGACTATAGCAAAATTTTATGCAGAAAACTCTAAACAAGTATCAGCAGAAAAAGTTGTAAATGGAAAAACTATTACAATATCTGAGATAGTTCCTTCTGATAAATATTTAGATACTACTTTTGCAAAAAATATGCAAAATCAAACTTTTGCAAGATATTATAATGCTTTATTAGATACTAAAAGAAAAGCTTTAGCAAAGCAACCTGCTGCTAATAATAATAGAACAGCACTATATCTATTGCCACAAATTAGAAGAACTTTTATAGAAAGATTAACTAATAAAAACAATAGTTTTTTAACTAATATGGCAGAAATTGCTAGAGAATCTGTACTTATTGATAAAGATGATACACAATTTGGAGATTTAGAAAATGTTAATAGTAAATCAGTACCTATCTTTTTTAATAGTAGGTTAGATAAAGATGCTGATATTTCCTATAATCTAGCTAGTACTTATACTCATTATGCTGAAATGGCTGAAAATTTCAAACAAATGAATGAAATAGCTGCAGATATGGAAAATTTACTTACTAGTATTGGTAAAAGACAATATTTACAAAAAGGTATTAAAACAAAACAAGTACCAGGAGTACAATCTAAAGAGTTTAGAGCTGTTCAAGATATGTTAGATAATCTAGTTTATGGTAAAGAAAGAGCTGCTTTAGAAACTAAAGAAATTTCAGAAAATGCCGCTACAAAGTTTCTTGGAATAGCGGGTAAAAGATTGTCCTGGACTAAAGTTTCTCAAAAATTTACATCTTATATAAGAACTAATAACTTAGCTTTAAATTTTGTAACATCTTTAACAGGATTTATTAAAGGTAGTGTAGATTCTAAAATAGAAGATCAAATAGGATTATATACTACTAATGAAAGTAAGTGGTGGGCTAGAAATGAGTTTAAATATAATTTTTCTAAAATAGTAAGCAATATAGGAAAAGCTAGACAAAGTAGTAAAATGCATCTTATATTAGAACAAAACGATGTTGTAGATATTACTAAAACTATGACAGATTCTGATAAAAATAGAGCTGCTAGATTACTTTTAGATAAAGATATTTTATTTACTAATTATAGATTAGCAGATTACTTTATGAAAGGCAATGTTACACTTGCTGTTTATGATAATTATAGATTAGTAGGAAATAAATTTATAACTAAACAACATTTTAAAGATTTAAAAGAAAATAAAGGTAAAGACTCTAAAAAAATAGATGAAAAATGGAAAACTTTAAGAGATAAAAGTTTATACAATGCTTTTGAAGTTAAAAATGATAAATTAGAATTAAAGTCTGAATTTACTGAAATAGTTACTAATGAATTAATGAATGTAGTTAAGAATAGAATAGTTACTATTAATCATATAGTAGATGGTACAGTTGCTAAAGAAGATAAAGGAGCTCTCTCTAGAACTATTTTAGGAGATTTTGTATTAATGCATAGAGGCTGGTTTCTTTCTGGTATAGATAATAGACTTAAAGCAGATGGAATAAATTATAATACAGAAGAACACGAAATAGGTTATTATAGAGCCGCAGGAAGTTTTATTAAAAAGATTATTAGTGATGAAACTATGGGATTAAAAGTAAAATTTATTCCTGAAATATGGAAAAATTTATCTCCTGCAGAAAGAAGAGGTTGTAAAAAAACTCTTTTAGATATAGTATGGATGCAAGGATTAGCAGTACTAGGAGCAATGATACAATTAGCAGCTGATGACGATAAAGATAATATGAGCCTTCAATACATAGCATATACTATGAATAGAGTAAATCTTGAAATGCAAGCATTAATGTTTCCAGCAGAAACTTTAGATATTATGGAAGAGCCTGTAGTAGGAGCAAGAGTTATTAAAGAATTGGCTAATATAACTGAAATATTTAATTTTAATGAAACATATGAACGAGGTATGTACAAAGGAAAAACTCATGCAGGAAGATGGTGGAACAGAAGAATGCCTTGGAAAAATTTATATGAATTACAATTTCCTGAACAAAAAAATAGATTTATAAAATCTATATTAAATTCTGGAACATATAATATATTTAAAGGAGACGGGTTTTTTGGAGAAGAAGGATTCTTTTCTGGTATAAGCAATATATTTAGTGCAAATGCCGATGAACGTAGAGCATACAGTGAAGAAGAAGTAGAAAACTTTTTGGAATAGAAAAATGAGCAAACGCCAAATTTTTTTTCAAAGCTTTACACGGTTCAATTTTGAAAAGCCATTACTCGTAAAGAATATGTTACTATTCAGAGTATGAAGGATTAAAGCTCCTAAGAATTAGTGTAAAAAACAAAAGGGCAACTGTAATGGTTGCCCTTTTAAGTGGTAGATCACGATTACGGTCCTCACCGCCTTAGTACAAAATTTATCAAATAAAAACTAAGAAATCTACCTAGTTATTTTTCACCGTCATTTATAGTCTTATAAAATTCAGGACTAATTTCTCTAATTTTCTTATTGTTTTCTCTTTTTAATCGTTGAACATATGCTATTTCTTCTTTAGTACTATCAGTACCTAAGTTAGTCATTATTACTGCATTCATATGAAGCAGTACATCTATTTTAAATTTTGTTAATTTATTCATTTTATAAAATATTATTTCAGTTTTAGATAATTCTTCAAATTTGTATACTGGTAATTCACCAATATCCATTTCTTTTGTTTCTTTATAATAATACGGAGGATTGCTAGAAAATATAGTAACTATTTTATTTTGCTCTCGAGCTCTTTCAATTTCTTTAGGAAACTGAAACATAATTTCTACATAAACTTCTCTAGCAAATGTTTCATCAAGTTCTAACATTTCTATAATCTCTTTTAAAGGCTTATTAGCTAACATAGCCTCTTTAAAAGTATTTTTTCTTCTGTAAGTTAAACTTGTTTTACCAGTGAATGATGTCTCCATATTTTGTATGTAAAATTTGATTAGTATTAATTAATGTTTCATGAGTACCTTTATAGAATAATACATGATGCTTATCTTTTACATAAGGTAATAATACTTTAGAATGTCTATCCCAAAGAATAAATACAGTACCTGGTTGATAATCATTTATAGCATTAATTGTTGCTAAAATAAACTTTTTCCACGGCTTACTATGACTTCCTGGACGATTTTCTCTAACAGAAAGCGCTGTGTTTAACATTAATATTCCTTGATTAGCCCAATTTTCTAAAGTAAAATCCCACTCTAAACAGAGGCCATCATAATATTCTTTTTCTACAATATCAAATAATTCTAATAATTGACTAGATAAAAATGTAGAATTATAATTATTACCTAAAGCAAGGCCATTAGCATTACCATCAGGATAAGGCTCTTTACATACTATTACTACTTTAAGTTTGTCCCAAGGACAATCTTTAAAAGCTTTAAAAAGATTTTCTCTTTTAGGATACACTGTATTCATAGCATATTCTGTAGATAAGAAATTCATAAGTTTTTCCATATAAGGATCTTTTAAGGTATCCTTAAGTTTAGATGTCCAGCTTTCTCCCAGCTGCTCTATCCAATATTCTTTATTTAGTTTCATTATTTATCTAAATTGATTACCTCTTATCATTTCTATTACTGTATCAACAGTTTCCATAACTTGATATCTTGTAGCCCCATCCATCATATCTACCATAGTAGGCACTGGGCCTACTCTAACATTTGGATGCTGACGAACTGCTTGAATATAATCTGTATTTACATAAATAGTTTTTTCTCCTGCTGCTCTTTGTTTTGTTAATTTTATCATTGCCATAAGTTCTATTTTAAAATATGTATCTAATTTTATTCCAAGGAATTATTTTATTATGTAACTCCTTAAATTGATTAATATATTGTCTTTTTAGAGGTATCTTATATCTTAAGTTTTTACCTCCGTATTGAGAAGTTTTATGTTCCTGAATCTCAGGAGTCCATAAATCATCTTCAGCTTTAGGATTATATACTAAATTATAATCATGACGTTTTTGATTATGAGTAAGAAATATACATTCAGCTAATACGCCTTTTTTATATTCTACATAATCGTTCATCATATGAAATATAAATTCATAATCCTTTAGCCATCCATCATATACTATGATAGGACTGTAGTTAACATGTACATCATATCCTGCTTCTATAAAAGCATTGATCGCTTTTATTCTATCTATAATTTTAGTAGTACCAGGCTCATGTATAGATGACATATGCTGTGGCATAAGACTAAATCTAATACGAACTTTACCTTTAGGATCAAAGTCTAATAATTTAGGATTTACATATTTTGTAGCAAACGTAGCCATAGCTACAGGGTGCTCTACAAAAAATTCGAATATCCTTTGCCAATCATAATACTTAGCATGAAGAGCAAAGTCTTCGTTACAGCTAATATCGTATGTCATATATGTACTATGTGTCTGATTAGGTTTCTTTACATTAGCATAAAAATATGCATGCTCATTAACCTCTGTAAGTATGTCTCCAATGTTTTTTGCCACATCTAAGCCTTCAGGCTTATGACGCTTCATATAACAGTAAGAGCAATTGTATAAACAACCATAGCCAAAGCTAGGAGTAATGTAATCACTACTTCTAAGAGACTCTCTAATTGTAAAGGTTTTTCTAATAACTTTATTTAGTTTCATTCTGGTCCTTTATTGTTTTCATCTTTCATAATATTAATTTGACTATCTGCTGTATTTTCTTCATAAGTACTTTCTAAAGCATTTAAATATTCATCTACAGGTTTTGCTACCCAATCAGGAGCATCTGATAAAAATTCTGTTTCTCCATTTTCTAGAGTAATTTTAATTGTCCAATGTATTATTTTCATAATTTAATCTATTAAACCAACAGGTACTATAATAGCATTACCTACTATATATTCTCTGCCAGATAGCCCAGTGGCTATATCATTATGAAGAAAGTTTCTTAACCGGCCTTCTTCGTTAACCACAATATCATATTTTCCACATCTAGATTTTAGAATTTCTATATAACCTCCTACTGCTTTCTGCATAGAGCCTAAATCTAAATCATTTGTGAAAGGAGTAATAGTAGCTACTACTTCTTTGTTTACTTCATCAACTGTAACTAATACAGGTGATTCTAAATTTTGTATTTCCATAACATTTAGTTTATAATTAATTAATAACAGAATACTATTTTCGTAGTATGAAAATAGTATATTTTTTTATTTTATTATTATGTTCTTCTTGTGCAGTAAAAGAGCCTATTCAGTGGGATTTAGACTATTCTAATTACCAAAGTTCTATTGATACTACTTCTAATTATGTAGAAGATATAAAAGAGTTTTTTATTGAAGAATAAATAATGCAGCCAGAACCCTAATATGGCTTGTCGACTTAGCTTGTTAATCTGACTGCATTAAATAATTTGTGTATAGAGGCTATAACTCTATCCATATAAGTCTTCTCGAGGTACTTACGACCTTGCTATGAGTTTCACATTTAGGCACACAAAGTCTAACAACTACACCAACCTATAAATCCCCACTTACCTTTTCTTTCAGTAGTAGAAGGTTTATAAGTTACATCCGCACATAATACATCTTCTCCAACAAGTCTTTTACCTATTTGAATTTTAATGCTTACATCAGGATTCTTTTCTACATAAGCTCTTGCCTTAGCAATAGCGTCTGCTTGTTTAGTTTCCATAATCTGAACATCTTGAATACCTCCGTATCCATTTGCTACTCCTACATAAACAGTTTCCCATTTACGAGTTCCTTTATTAGGAAAACTATTAACTTGCGTTTTTATTTTATTAGTATTAGGTTTAGGAGCTACTATTTCATAAGCAAATGAGGTTCCTTTATAATAGGTTCCATTATTTTCTTGCTTTTCCATATACTGCTCTAACTCTTTTTCAGATTTAAAAATCTTACGAGTATCTAATTCATTATTACCCTGATGTCCAGCATAATAATCATGACCATGTTCTTCTAATAATACTTCTTTAAGTCTATCAAAAGCTTGTCCGACAGTTCTTCCTGTCATTGTGTTGTATTCTTTAACTCCACCCATTTTTTTATTTTTTTAATTTAAATTATCTATTTCTTCAGGATTTACTAATCTAAATCCTGGTTTTTCTCCTCCAAAAATCCATCTTATAATGAAAACAAGTTTCCAAGGAATATAAAGAATACATGTTTTACCATATATTGCTTGATGAAGATTTAATTCTTGTTCATTTTCCTCAACAAACTTTTTATATCTTTTAAATCTTCGAAGCTCTCTTTTTACTTGCCATCTATTCATTTTCATTTTCATGTATTTTATTTGGTTTAATACTCGATTCCCCTACTAAATCTTCAAGGATATCATCACACATTTCTTCTTTTTCAGGTGTTATAATAGACCAAACTTCTTGATCTAATAAATCTACCTCAAGTCTATCTTCCCAGCCTTTCTTTAAAGCTTCTGATTTACCTAAAATTAAAGGTAAAGTATAAGGTTTGCCGGAAAAATAATTATTACTTAGCACTGCTTTTTTGCCTTCTGGACTTATTTTTGAATATTTACCGTCCATTAGTAGTTTGTAATCAGCTTTAAACTTATCTATAATACTATAAACAAAGACAACATAGTCTCCTCGTTCATAATCATCAACATAGTTTTCAAATGCTCCCATAGTATCATAGAAACATTGAAAATCTACATCTTGATAAGCTCTAACTACAACAAAAACAAAGCCTTCTTTGTAATTATTTACTTTACAATCTCCTATATATGCATTATAAAATCTAGTAGTAAACATAGTTTTACCAAAAGAATTTTTAACATTACAAGAGAATATAGCTTTAGGGATTCCTAACAATGGAAAAAGAAAAGTAGCCGTTTTTGTGTACTTTACATATCCCATCTATCATAAATCTATTATTAATTCACCATCATTTTCGTAGTACTCCATGGGATAATCCCACAAGTCCTTTTGAGTATGAAACAAATATCTTTCGATAGCTTGTTCAAAACCTTCATAGCTTTTGCCATCAGAATTTGAACCTCCGTTCATACCTATATTAAGTATGTCATCTTTAACAGTATAAATTAACGGTTTGTTATAAGAATCTTTTTCACAAACTATAAATTTAAAAGAAAGAATATGATATCCCTGCTTTATAAGGTCTTCAAACTGATATGCTAGTCCGAAACTATAGGCAGCAGCTTGAAAGTCATAACGATATTTCCAAAAGTTATAAGGAAAACTATATACATTAGTTCCAATAGTTTTTACATCTATAGGAATTATAGTTTTCTCATCATGGTCTATAAAGACTAAATCAAGTTCGCCTTTACACTCTACTGTCCTATACTCAAATTGTATTACCTGTTTCTTAATCAATTGCTGATTAGGTCCAGGTTTTAAATATTTGCTTATATAAGAATCAGATACCATAGAAGCATGACATGTTACTGCTTTTGCATAATCTTCCTGAGAAATTACTGTCTTACCTTTAGACTTAATTAAGTCTCTATAGTAATTAGTACCCGTTGATATAACTTTAGCAATTCTAGTTTCCTCTTTCCAAGATTGACCATATTGTAAATATCCACATGCTCTTACAATAGAGTCAGGATAATCTTCTAAGAAGTTTTCTTTATTATGATACAAATCTTTTGTACCTCCTACTTCAGAAAAAACATGGTCCATTATCTTTTTAATAGTATCACTCACAGTAGAGTTACCCATAATATGAAACTTATCGGTAAATTCTGTTTCTTCTGTAACAAAGTGATCTACTGCATTACCGAACACAAAATGTGCGGGTACAGTATCGTCTTCATTCATGTACTTTTCCTGAGCCCTCAGATACGCTTGAGGGCTTTTCAGAATCTCTTTCAAGAGACTCTGGTTTTGTTTATTAATGGTTCTATATTCCATTTATTTTCTAGTTTTAATATTATACACTAATTTTCTTTCCTTTAAAGTATTTACTGGAACAAACTCATAAGTAGTCTTTGTTAAATACTCGATGCTATCATCAGGTATCAAACATTTCTTTATGAGCATATCATCCATACACTTTAACCACACTAACGCAAGATTGCCTATATCCCAATTTGGTTTATAGCCAGGTTTAGGAGGCTTCCAACTTATTGTCTTAATTTTTAACGGGCCTTTTCGTAACATCTTAACCCCTCCATAATTTATAGGAGCATATAATTTAAGATGTGTTTCTATAGGCGTATTAATTGTAAGATTAGCAGGAATATGTTTCTCCAAATAACCGTGAAGAGCTGCTACAAAAGCAGCTCTAACAGTATAATGTGAAGAAGCATAAATCTTATTATATCCTATCTTAATAGACTTATTTTTACTAGTATGAATATGAGTTATAAATTCTGGAAATTCTAATTTGATTTCACTTACCATAACTCTTATATTTAAACGTCCGTAACTCTATTATTAATAATTGTAGTCATAACATCTAAACTTTTGTCATAATCAAATAACATACTTTTATATTGATTAATATCAATATCTAAAGGAATTATTTTTTGACTTTTATTATAATCAAACTTAGCATTACTTATCATATCTGATAATTGTGCTTGAGTATGTTTACCATAATTTATATCTAAAGAAAGACAATCAAAAGGAATTACTTTTCCATTATCATCAAAATCTATAACAGTAACAGGCATATACTCACAACATCTAAGTTTACCAGAATCTCTATAAGGACAAGCTACTACATTCATTGGATTAATCAATATAGCAAGACCAGTATTACCGAAATAACCTTCTTCTAACCAATCAGAATTAGCAGCATGTAAACCTCTTGAGCACGTAGCTTCAGGATTACTATCACATTGACTTCTTGGTATACTAACAGCTTCTCCTATATTAATACGCATTTGTCCAGAATGTCCATCTGTATAAATAGTAGCATTACTATCATTTACAGTTAAATTACTATACAAATCAGATAAATTACCTATACAAACTTCTCCTTTATGAGGATCTTGATCATTATCAAGCTGACCATAAGAATTTACTTTCATGTCTACAGTAGTACCATCAGCACTTACTAGAACTGGAACAGTAATTTCTTTATAATCTGAACCTGTAGAATCAGCAAAATGCTTAGCAGTTTCTACTGAATAATATTTAGTAATATTTCCTAGTTTATTTCTTGTTCCATAAAGATTATAATCTTGAGGATTTTTATTAAAACTAATTATAGTAGCCCATTCTTTAGCAACAAATTCATTCTGCGCTTTATTGCCTTCTTGATGAAGATTAACATTTCTGTATGCTATAAAACATCCACTAGGAGTTATTGTCATCTTATTTTTAGCTAAGAATCCATATAAATCTTCTCTGCATTTAGCATTAGGATTTAGTACTAACAATCTCCAGAAATTAGTCAAAGAAAATCGTTCCTCATCACTAAGATTAGGGTCAGCAAATTTTCTACCTAAAAATTCAGGAATAGGAATAGGAATATTCTTCATAAAAAGCTCGCTATTCTTAACTTCAAAATCAGAATTATTAACAGTAGAATTAGATAATGTTTCCATCCAAGTAATTAGTTGAGCATTCTTTTCTGCTTCTAATTGCTTTTCAGCAAACTCTTCTTCTAATTTTATTTCTCCTTCAGTTTTTATAGGGCTCATTAGCTTTATAAGTTTACTTACTTCCTTTTTATTTTTTTCATTAGTATTCATCATTAATTCATAAACACTTATGATTTGTTCATCAGACTCAAAGGTTTTCTGATACATTTTTTCTTTGATAAAACACACGATAGTGTTTCCAATTTTTGTCGCTTTAATCATTGTCGTCATTTTTTAATTTAATTATACATTTCTCTGTACTCCACCAACGGTTTATACTTACTCTTAAAGGAGGCATTTTTCTTTTTATACTCCATTGATCACTTCTTTCAAAGTGTATAGCTCTTGGTGTTAACTTTGCCACTGTTTCAACATGTAATTCTGAATACATAGGCCTAAGAACCTTATCTCCAACAAAAATAGGTTCTCCAAAATAATCTCTCATTTGTTCCATATTAACTTACTTTTTTTAATTCAACATTTTGTTTCTCTTTAACAAATTCATATTCTTTTTCATTTGTTTTTAGAAACTCTACTTCTTCTTCATTAAACATTACATAATAATAAGGATTAAGCTTTTTAAATTGCTTAATACTTTTTACTGCTTTGTTATGGTTGCGTATATACTTAGCAATAGCTATATAAGGAAAATCTTTTATTAACTTTCTAGTATCTAAATATTCTAGTATATCAAGCCCATTAAAATATTTTTCGATAGATTTAACTCTATCTAAAAAATCATAATCAAACAAATCATGTTCTTTAGCTACTTCGTAACAACTATTTTCAAACATATTTGTACTATAACCATAACTTTGATTTACAGATCTATTACCATTTGTTTTTATATATTTGTTAGCAAATTCTAACTCATTAGCTAAAGGTTCATATACCTTTTTCCAAGACTCAAAATATTCACTATGAGTAGTAATAAACTTTCTCACATTAACATATTCAGCTTCTTTCATATATTTTATAATAGTCATTGCTCTTACAAAAACTTTATTTTCTTTTTTCATAAAACTTTCTAGTGTTACAACATTTTTTACATCTTTAAAATACTTCATATTAGTAGGAGAAACTGTATAGGCTAACAAATTGCCCTTTCGTCCTAATGTAGGAAGCTTTAAAGAAGTATTACTCATATATATTTTAGCTAAATACTTTAACATATACTTATCGTCATGAGAAGCTACTAACTTTAAAGGTCTAACGCATTTATCAATATCACATTTAATAAGTTCTTTTCTATGATAACTATATTCATTTCCTTGAACATATTCATCTAATAATTGTTTAGAAATTATTTTAGTCTTATCAATAGTTCTACGATTGCTTCCATAAGTATTCTTAGTCCATTCCTTATCTACTACTACTCTATCATAAGATTCAGTATTTTTCAAAAAAGATTTTAATACCTCATCTTGATAAAGTTTTATAGTAGTTCTCCAATTAGCTTTATCATCATCTTTTAGCTTTAGCTCTTTTTTATATTTAACTAAAGATTGTCTAGTTTTAGATTTTTTTCTAATTAAATAAACATCAGTGAAATTTTCTAATTCTTCTCTTATGTATTTACTTTTCTTAGCAACATGACTCTCTTTTATTCTATAAGCTATACTATCACTTTTAAATATATTTTTAACACTTCCTTTATTACATTGTCTTAGTCCTTTTTGTCTAATCATCTTATTACATTCATAATCAAAGAAAGGATATTCAGGAATTTCTATATTTATATTTTTAAAAGGAGTAAAAGTGAAAGGCTTTAGATTATCCCAAATAGCATGATTCTGATTATTATATCTTCTATAGCTAATTTGACTATAATCTCCAAATAGAAGACCTAAATTAAAATGATTGCCTTCATACATAATTTCAGGTTCCATATCCCTATTTCTTACATAGTGAATAAAATCATCAGTATCTAGTATATTATTGTCTTCCCATCTTTTCTTCCACTCTTCCTTAACAGCTTCTATTTTATCAAGAATAGCTTTCTTAGTTCTAGGAGTATATTTTACATCTTCTCTAGTTTGAATAATGTCTAACTCTCCTATCTCAAATTTTAGAGCTACAGGAAAACTTACTTTTTCACAAGATAAATTATCCCAATCAATAGGATAAGCTACTTTGCCTAAACACATATGCATACCATCAAAAGGATTAGTAGAATCATTATAAATCCAATGAGTGCCTCTAAGAATTTTATAATCATTCTCTACACCACAGCCATCAAAATATACATTATCAAAATAAGCTAATTGCTTTTTACATTCTTCCTTAAATCTGTCATCTTCTAATTCTAAAGTATCATATCTATTTCTACTTTGCTTAATATAGATTTTTATTCTAGTACCATTTCTTTCAGTACTACTACATTCAGAAATCTTATCTAATCTAGGCATCTTCTCACCTTTACGTAATAGATATTGATATTCTATACCATTGTATCTAGTTTGTATATAAACTATATCTGCATAAGAAAGACCTGATTTAGAACCAATACCAAAAGCACCGATTACATTATCACTATCTTCTTTAGTAGATTTTAAATAGCTACAGAATACATCTTTTACTCTACTAGGAGATAAGCCTACGCCAAAATCTTGAGTAGACCAATACCAGCCACTATCATCTTTAGCTATCTTAACATGCACAGCATCGTTATCAAAAACTTCAAGATGTGTTTTAAGTTTTAATATCTCTTCATCAGAAATATCATTGTAAATAGAATACTCATTTCTTATAGAGCTCATATCATTATTCTTAATGAAATCAGCTTCTGCGTGAGCATCAAAGGAATTACTTACATATTCTCTTACAATAGCCCCTATAGGATTCTTATAAGGATTCTGAAGTAAATCCCATAGTTTGTGCATATCAGTTGCACTTATATTAGCATCATGGCCTTCTAAGACCATACTACTATCGTAGTTAATTTGTTTGTCTTTATTTAATTTCATTTTTTATACATTTATTAAATATTTCTTTACTCTTTTCTATTCCTACCTTTTTAACAAGGTCAGAGAAATCAGTTACACCTTCTAT